AGTAATCACCTTCCGTTTATCGCTTGCACTTCAACTTTCATCAGATTATCCTCATCTAAGTAATTAATTATGGTAATATAGTAGCACTGAAACGGAAATGTGTAAATAGTTCAGCGGAAGTTTGAAAAAAATCGACATCTTAATACGTTGGTACAGCCTGCCAGATTACTCTGGGGAGGAGATGTGATCGTGAATGCAGGTTTTGCCATAAAAAGAGCCGGGGAGTAAAATCCTCGGCTCTTTGCTTTACAATGAATTATTTTTGATATGAAATTAAGTCCGTAGTATATTCGTTATCATATTCTGCTAATGGACGAATCGTTAATGCGAAATCTACGTTTGACACATCGGAAATTCCGTTTGCTGTAAGAAAATCATCTGTAGGAGTTAGGGTCACAAGAGTTTTGCAACCATCTAATAAATACTGATTGAATATTTCATAACTATCTGACATTGTAAAATCGTTATAAGTCTCAGAAGTTACATCGTATGCGAAATACTGTCCAGTAGTGTTTGTGATACAAAATGTGAAGCTGTTACCCTCTGAGGAAATGAAATCGACACTAATGCCGTTCTGGTTATACAAGTTCTGTGCACCGTCAAATACAGGAGAAGAAACCACAGTAGTTCCAGTTACGTCAGCGTGAATCTGACCGCTGTCAAAAGCCTTGAAGCTCTTTGCATTGTCGTAAGCCCACAAGAGAACGTCAAAGCTATCTACTTCGTTCATCTGGTAGTCTTTGAAGAAATCTTTATTTTCCCATGTATCTATCAGCTCCAAAGTAGAATTCGCTTTCTTTCCGGGTGCTACATCAGAGGAGTTTATGCCATACTGATCGCCGCCTGCCATAATACCGTTTATGGCATAAGCATAAGGAGCTATGCCTAAATTCAAATTAGAATTGTTTTCGATATACAGTCCTATAGTGCCTGTGGACGGGGAATCGGTTAATCCTTTTGTTTCAACATGAATGCCGTTCTCTTCGTATAGCACAAAATCTTCCGCAAAAACATTGGATGGCATGGATGCAAGCAAAATGCTTGAAAGCCCAATACTAGCTAGAAACTTTACTTTCTTTCTCATAAAAATATTTCCTCCTTGGTAAAATTTGCATATATTATACCTCAAGATTCAACAATATCATAGTCAAAACCGAAATATTTTTCATATTTTTATCCATTAAAAATGCAGTTTTATCGTTTTGCCCGATTAATTTGCACAAAAAGTGGTATAACTAAGTACATAAATTATAGACTAAAGAGGTATATATTATGAGGAAGATTGAGAGATTGCTGATCGCAGTAGGAGTAATCTTCTTTGCAAGCTACATCATTCACTTGCCGATGTGCAATCAAGATTATTTGCGTAAAAGCTCCATCCGCTTGGCAGAGCATATGTGCAAGCATTCAACCTTAAACCAAAGCATAAAAGAGGTTCTAAGAACGAACGATATTGTAGAAAACACAGAAAATCCGGTAAAAACGAACTTTATATTCGCGAAAGTAAAGGTCATATTTGAAATCACAAATATTCCAGTTTATCGCTGGCAACTGGCAAGGGGAAATTTGAATGGATCCCGTTTAATTGGACGCACTATATAACATAATGCAAACATAAGTTCGGAACATATTTCCCACTGACCGGGAATATGCTTTAATGTAGGCGGTAGTTTTCAAACAGGGAGGGTTATTTATGGATTATAAGAAAGAGATTATTGAATTATTAGATAAGGTAAAATTAGAAAGTACTTTAAAAAGAGTATACAAGTTGCTGGTATACTTATATTTAAGAGAAAAGTAGCCTAAAATGCCGCATCTACAGTTAAAGCAGATGCGGCATAATAATTATTCTGTTTTTAAATCATCTGGCGATGCGGAGAAATAATATTCGAATTCGGAACTGTCATAATCGCTGCCTAACATTGAATTTATTTTGTCCGCAATAGATGTTCCTAATTCCTCTCCGAATTCAGCATCTTCAACTTTTGTTCTTTTATATTCTGTAAAAATGTTTCCCCAGTCGTCTTGTGTGCCTGCATAGTAAATCTGGATGAGATCGCCATCTTCTTTAGGATTTAAGTAAGATAAGGTTTTATCTGTTACGTTTATCATACTTTTAGGAAAAAATACTTTTTGAACATCACAGGAATTAAAAACAGCATCATATATTTCAGTAATTCCTTCTTGAAAAATAACTGATTCAACATGAGAACTTCCAATTCTAATCTGGAAATCTGATAAATCTGTTGCGTAGTCTGTTCCGTCAATATTGTATGATGGAAGAATTTCCAAAATTTTGCACTTGCCATCATAACCGTGCAATTTCACAGAGTTTCCCTCTATATCATAATCAAAATCACTGATTACACCGTACTTTTCAGAGTCATCCTTTTGAACTTCAACGCCAGTCACGCCGCCTGCATAAGTTGGAGTAGAAACTCCTAAAATTGCAAAAGTACAAAATGCAATTAATAGCTTTTTCTTCATAGACATTTCCTCCTTGGTATTAGTTGACTTTATTATATCACTATAAATCAAAACAACAAAGCAGAATATAAGAAAAGACCAGAGCTTTTTATTCTCTGGCCTTTCTTTTTTTTTAATTGTTTTCCAATTCTGTTAGGATTTCTTGGAGCTGCTTCCAATGTTCATCACTGAGCTTTGCAAACTTGACAAGAATCTTCTTAGCAAATTCATTATCCCCGGTCATTACCGAATCAACGATAGCCTGCGCATCGCCATCGTCTTGGAACATTTCGCCGTTTCCATTCACGAGCCAGCCATAAGAAACATTATAAGTATTACAAATTAGCTTTAAGAAGTCGTCATCTGGAGTTGTTCTTCCAAGTTCTATATTTTCAATTTTTCCACGGCTTTTCAAACCGAGTTTTTTGGCGAAGTCTTCTCTTGAAAGTCCCAAATGTTTACGCAATATTTTCAAACGTTCTTCCATTTTGCACACCTCCTTTCCTTAAGGTATGACTAAAGTATAACATTTACTAAATGCGTTGTCAACGCATAAAAAATAAAAAATACGTTGACAATGCGTTGAGAATGTGCTATTATACATTTACAACGTAACAAGAAACAGGAGGTGAGAAAATGTCGGAGGAAAAGAGACAACTTATTAGAGATGTAACAACACGAATCAATAAACTTCCAGAAGATAAAAAACATTATATTCTGGGGTATATGAACGGCGTTGCTGATACCGTTGAAAGTAATTCGCGGAAAGATGTAATGGAGATTAAGAATAGTGATTAAGAGAAGAGGTGATAACCACGGAACAATTAATGACAATCAATTATGATGGCAATGAACCAACTGTATCAGCTAGAGAGTTACATAAATCTCTTGAAATCAGCAAACGATTTTCAGCATGGTTTGAGACAAATTCTCAGGGATTCGTTGAAAACGAAGATTTTACAAGTGTACTTTCAGGTACGGTTGTAAATAACGGAGCACACAGAGAAATACAAGACTATTCCTTATCAGTAGATATGGCGAAACACATTTGCCTTATGAGCAGAACTGAAAAAGGGAAAGAATGTCGACAGTATCTCATCGACCTCGAAAAAGCATGGAATACACCAGAACAGGTTTTTGCTAGAGCATTGAAGATGGCGGACCAGACGATTGCGAAGTTGAAAGATACAAATAAGTCTCTTGCGGAGAAAATTGAAGCTGATAGACCGAAAACAATTTTCGCAGATGCAGTATCTGCAAGTCACACATCAATTCTTATCGGAGACTTGGCAAAACTTATCTGTCAGAACGGATACCAGATAGGACAGAAACGATTGTTCCAGTGGATGAGAGACAATGGCTATCTGATGGTTCCTGGAAGTTCACGAAATATGCCAAAACAGAAATACGTTGAGCAGGGATTATTTGAAATCAAAGAATCTAATGTTCAGAATCCAGATGGTTCAGTAAGAATCACACGCACGACAAAAGTCAGTGGAAAGGGACAGTTGTATTTCGTGAATAAGTTTCTGGGACAGGAAACTGAAAAAGCAGACGGTTATTGAGAAAGGAGTCATAAATGTGCTAAAGCAATTTTTAAAAAGATTATTCGCACCGCAGATTGTAAGAATCCCAGATAAGACAAGAGTAATGTGCTTTGCGAGAAATGGAAAGAAATATGTGAAAGTGTTCAACACTCAAAACGGTGCAAACATTTGTTTCCAAGTGAAATCCATTGATTATGCAAACAGCGATTTGAAAGATGAATACCACCCGGAAACAATGTTCGCAGACATTGAAAGCAATCAAAGCGTCACGATTTTGAACCAGTAGGTGTAGTCGTTACATTTTGAACATTTAGGGATGATCTTACCGGGTTTTACAGTTCTTTTAGAGTTGCAATTACAGCAGGTGAAAACAGTAGTTTCAGTTACTTTTTCACCGGATCGGAAAAGACCATCTACGTATGGAAGTAATAACAAAATTCCTATCTCCTTTCAAATTACTCGGCGTTATAGAGCCTGTGGTTACATTATAAAGAGGTTAGGAAAGAAAACTCAATAGAAAGGATTTTGCATGAACAACTTAACAGTAACAGAGTACAAGAACATTCGAGTTCTTACCACACAGCAGATTGCTGAAGCGTATGGAACTGACACGAAAATCATTTCAAAAAATTTCAGCAGAAACAAAGAAAGATACATCGAAGGCAAACATTTCATTTGCCTTGAGGGAGAAGAATTAAAGGAATTTAAAACGAAACGTCATTTTGACGATTCGTCAAGAATCAATAAGCTCTACCTCTGGACAGAAAAGGGAGCATTCCTCCATGCAAAGTCATTGAATACCGGCAAAGCCTGGGAAGTATATGACAGACTGGTGGATGAATATTTCGAGAAAGGTTCCAGAAAGCCAATGACAGTGGCAGAACAGATTCAGCTTCTGGCTCTTGGCAATCAAGACCATGAGGAACGAATCGAGAAACTTGAGAATACCATGACCATTGATTACGGTCAGCAGAAGTACATCAGTGATCTAGTTTCCAAGGTGGTGATCGAGGTTCTGGGTGGAAAGAAATCCAATGCTTATGATGAGATTGGAAAGAAAGTATTTGCAGAATGCAACAGGGATGTAAAGACTTACTTCGATGTAAATGCCAGAAATAACATTCCGAAATTGAGATACCAGGAAGCAGTCGAATACATCAAAGGATGGACACCGTGTACCAACACAAAGATGATGATTCGCGACTGCAATGCCCAGATGACAATGTAGGAGGTGTGAAAGTGAAGAGTGCCGATGAAACAATTATCAAGTTCAGAAATGGCAAAGAATTGCATATGCCGCCCGAAATGTACGAAGAAATTGGAACTAAAGGAAAAGGTATTGTGGAGTGTAGTTGGACAGAAGGTGAATATGACTTCAAAGTTCAGTTTTCTTTGGAGGATGTGCTCCACATCACAAGAATAACGCGGAACACATCCAACAAATGTAATTAGTTCTCGACGCTAGGCTGTTTGACAGCTTTGAAATTCTTTACTTTCTCTTTATCAAGTTCATTGAGAAAGTAATCTTCATCATGGGAATCCAGAAGATCAACAAATTCTGCGCGGTATTTGAAGTATCTCTGGCAGATATGAGGATTATCCAGATTTCCCGGTAATTCAGCACATAATTTAGCAACAGCCAGATCATGAGCAATTTGGTTAATATCCATTGGTCACACCTCCTTCCCATAGAAGATTATACCACAGAAAGGAGTATAGCATGAGTGGTTTTAATACAAAAATAGATACCCTGTATCAGTTATGCAGGAAAGTGCAGGAAAGAAATCTCACGACTGTAAATTTCAGTGTTACAAATTATGAACACGGTCGATTTGTGAGCGTTAGTATCTACGATGAATTTTTTGATGGCGATCAAAAAGGAGTTATGTATAACATTTCGGAAAATGGCTATCAGGAAGAAGAGAATTTCATCAGAGTCAAAAAGCATCTTGAGAAAATTTTAATGGAGGGAAAATGAGTAAGTTCGAATATGTACCGGAAAACATGGGCGAAGAATTTGCTTTTCTGGCAGGGAGAGTAGCGGCACTCGAAGCAATGCTGAATGCAGATAATTCAGATTTTATTGACAAAAAAGATGTAGCTTTAATTTTAGGTATCAGCTACATTCCGAAAAAAGACTAAGGTTGCCCCGGAGGTGACGCAACACCTACCGGAGCACGTATCTAACTTAATTAGGGTAAGTTAAATACAGGATAAGTATAGCACACCTTCCTGTATTTGAAAAGAAAATTTATACCAGGAGGGCATTTTTTATGTCTAAAATCACAAAACACACCGAAAACGTAACTAAAAACCAGAGTCTTGCAAGCGAAATCATCGCAGATCAGGTGGCAAAAACAAAACGTCTGGAAGTCGCAGTTGTAGCACTATCAGTAGCTTTACTTGCAGCAGCAGCAACCAAAAGAAAGAAGTGAGGGATATGAGAAAAAGAATGTATTTTATCGGAGTGATGGCACAGGTTGGAACATTTTTCACGATTGCATTATTGCTCTGGGGGATGACGAAAATGGATGTACTTGAGCTGCTCTGCATAAGTGCAATGGTATCTTCAATGGTATCCCTTCCTATTTTATGCAGCTAGAAAGGTGGGTAAACGGAGTTGAATAAGCTTTTGGAAAACAATCAGGTAACACTGGTTGGAGAAATTAAAACAGAATTTGAATTTAGCCATGAAGTATATGGTGAAAAATTTTACCGATTCGAACTTAGCGTAGAACGATTTAGTGGAACGAAAGATGTTCTTCCGGTTGTAGTTTCTGAGAGACTCATTGATGTGAATCAGAACTATACAGGAGAAATGATGGAAATTCAAGGGCAGTTTAGATCGTTCAATAAGCACGAAGGAAATCGCAGTAGATTGCTTCTTTTTGTGTTCGCAAGAGAAGCAAAATTCATGGACAAAGACGCACTTCCAGTTAATCAGATTCTTATGGATGGTTTTACTTGCAAGAAACCAGTATACAGAACAACACCTAATGGAAGAGAGATTGCAGATGTACTTCTGGCGGTAAATAGATCATACGGCATATCTGATTATATACCATGCATCTGCTGGGGCAGAAATGCAAGATACATGGGAACCTGCGGAACTGGCACACATATTATTTTACAGGGAAGAATCCAGAGCAGAGAGTACAACAAAAAAGTCGGAGATCAGGTCGAGAAGAAAATAGCCTATGAAGTGTCGGCTTATTGGGTGGAGGATAAAACAGCATGAAAACAGTAGAATTGAAACAGGTTAACATTGAAAACTATAAGAAATTTGAAGCAGCGGAATACCAGTTTGCACCACGAACGATGGTGTCCGGTAGGAACCGTCAGGGTAAAACAACGTTGATGGACGCATATTTTGATACACTGACCGGAAAGCTTGCAGACGGTACATCTCCGAATAATGTCAGAAGAAAAGAAGACGGAGAAGAAGTTGAGGGTGTCGTATCAAGAGAACTCACACTTCTGATTGATGGAGAGGAAACCGTGATCCGTAAGGAAACGAAGAAAGGTAAATCTTCCAGTACCACAAAATATCAGGTTGATGGGTTTGATTACAACCAGACGAAGTATAAGGAATTTTTAAAAGGAATATCAGACTCAGAAACCATTATGATGTGTAGTAATGCCAGAGTATTCCTTAATGAACTTCGAAAATCAACAGCAAGTGCCAGAGTAATGCTTGAAAAGATGGCAGGGTTCAATGCGGATAAAGTATTACAGGACAATCCAGAAGTTTCGGAAATCATCAAGAATCATTCTGTCGAGGAAGTTGTGAAAAAACTCAATAGAGACAAAAAAGACTTCCAGAAGAAAATTGATGCCAAAAAGGTTGAAATTGATACCGTAAAGAAACAGGGAACACCAGATTTTACCATTCTTGAAGAAAAGAAGAATGCCGTGCTGGATAAACTGAATGGTCTTCTTGAAAAAGAAAAGCTGCTAAATGAAACCAATAAAGCATATGACGAGCTCTGCTACGAGATTACAGGTCTCAAGAAATCCAGAGATACTATCGTCTCAAATGCAGCAGAAGCATTACAGGAAGAAAAGAGAAAAATCGTCTCCTTATTAAATGACAGACGATTCAAGCAGAAACAGGAAGAAGAAAATCTTCGCACACTTGAAAACCTTCTGGCAACTGCCGAAAAACCGGAACGTATACAGCAGAGAATTACAGTATTGCAGATGAAATACAAGCAGACATATGCATCCACATTTGATGAAACGGATTTAAATGCCATACAGAACGAAAAATTTGATCCTGAATCAGCTATTTGCCCGACCTGTGGACAGAATTTACCAGAAGAACAGGTTGAAACTCTTAAAACTGAATTCGAACAGAAGAAACAGGAAAGAATCCATGCAGAGTTTGCAAAAAAAGAGCAGTTTAAAGCAGACAAACAGCAGAAACTTAAAGACATTACAGAAGAAGGCAATTCCGAAGTAGCCAGAAGAAAAGAAGTTGAGGAAAAGCGCAAAGACATCGAATCGCAGATTGAGCAGACAAAGAAAAATATTTCCACTCTGGCATCTGAGATTGCGCAGAAAAATCAGGAATTAGAGAAGCTTCCGGCAGATCCAGATATGTCTGGAAATGAAGAGTATCAGGCAGTTGTAGCAGAAATCCAGAAGAAACAGGAACAGCTTGACGGACTGACTAATAATTCTGAGGAAAATGCAGCAGTTCAGGCAGAAAGAATGTCTGCTGAAAAGGAACTTACAGGAATCGAAACAAAAATTGAGATGGCAAAACAGGCAGTTCAGAAACAGGCAGAAACGCTCGAACAACTAAATGCGGACAGAAAGAAATTAGGTCAGGAAGATTCCGATATTCAGCAGAAACTTGACATGTTGAAAGAATTTTCCATCAAAAAAAATCAGGCACTTGCAGAAGCTATCAATCCACATTTCAAGCACTTCCAGTTCCAATTCCTCGACTATACGCAGGACGGTGAGCCGTTGGAAGTTTGTAAGATGATTTGTGACGGAATCGGATATTTTGATGGATTGAATCACTCTGATCAGATTCTTTGCAACATTGACCTCGTGACTGGTTTGCAGAAATTGAACGGCTTAAACTTGCCAATTTGGGTTGATGATGTTGAAAGTGTGAATGCTGACAGAATACCAGATACAGGCAGACAGATGATTTTACTTAAAGTTTCCGACGATGAATTAAAAGTGGAGGGGATTTAATATGGCAACAACTACATATAACATTCCAGAAGCAATCAAGGCACAGGAACAGTTTTGCGACAAGAACGAATATCCGTGTTTTGCACCGGATAATGGCATCTGTTGGGACTGCCATCAGAATATCTATTCCGAAAATGGAAGAACCAGATACGGCAAGGAAATACATGGTATTTCGGTGGAAAGTGCCGGACATTATCTGATTACAGGATGCCCGTTTTGCAGCAGAAGCTATTGTGATTGAGTAAAAGCAATCAGCACAGAGAAGTAACGGTACTGTTTGGAAGAGACAAGAACAGCAATGGAGGGGCAGCGATGCGAGTGGTAGCGAAACGCAGGGGAAATGCAATGTAGTGAGAGGCCCGGTAGAGCAAAGGAATTGAAAAGCAAGGTAAAGCAGAGTATTGAAAAAAATATGAAAAGCGATGTGATGGAAATGCGTAGAACATCAACGTAGGGCATAGGCAAAGTGGAGTGGCGAGAAGTCATGTAATCTGATGCAAAGCAATAATTCATAAAAAGGAGAAAATTGAGATGAAAGAAATGAGAGTTAGATTAACATTTTTAGAGGAAGTTCTGGGAACTGCAAATGCAGAAAAAGACATTCACGAGAAGTTTATAGCATCTAAAGCACCAGATGCACCTTCCAGAGAACAGGAAGTTGAAGCTTTAGGAGTTGAAGAAGTTATTGAAAAAGGTCGAACAGTATTCCCGAAAGACGAAAATGGCAATCCGTTCTTATGGGATTACCAGATCAGAGGATTCTTCAAGTCAGCCGCACAGGCAGATTCTTATATCGGTGGTGCAAAGAAACTTGCAGCTTACAAGAAGAAAATTGACTTACTGGTATTCGTAAACGAACGAAAGATTCCATTTATCCTTCCAGAAGGTACAGAACTTTCCGATTGTCAGAGACCACTGAGAGCGCAGACAGCACAGGGCGAAAGAATCTCTTTGGCAGACAGCGAAACTGTGCCGGCAGGTTCGACAGTAGAATTTACAATCAGAGTACTTGATGATTCACTCATGAAATATGTAATTGACTGGCTTGATTATGGAGAGCTTAACGGCATTGGTCAGTGGCGAAACTCAGGCAAAGGCCGTTTCAAATGGACTGAAATCACAGAATAAGCTACGGCATGGCTGATTGTAGTTGTGATAGGTAAAGCGAAGGTGCAGAATTGCTGGGTAATGATTTGCTACGGCGAAGCGTAGCGTAGCGGAGCAAGGTGATGCAACGGAGTGGTACTGAGAGGTGCAGAAGGGCAAAGTTATGGAATTGAAAAGAGTTGATACGTTTTGGCAAAGTAAAGATAGGTTTCGCATAGTGAGGTAGCGGAAAAGCGCAGCAGAGCAATGTGTTGTAAAGAAATGTAACGCATTGGCGAAGTAGGGCAGGGCAAAGATACGTATAGGCGAAGCACGGAATAGAAAAGTAAAGTATAGCAATGGTGCTGAGTAGAGAAGATGAGCAAAGGATAGGCAGAGCGTAGCTCGGTTATGATTTGCTTTGGCGAAGTGCAGAACTGAACAGAAATGCAAACAAAAAATGAGTTAATTAATAAAAGAAAAGGAGAATTAAAATGGCAGAAAACACACAGGTAGCAAATTTTAACACACAGCTTTCCTACTACACAAATCGGTATGTCGATTTAATGGAAAGAGATTTGACTTCAAGAGGAATGGAATTTGATTCATATTCAAAAGATTGTGTAGTAGCAGCAATGGGATCTATTTTCCAGATGGTACATGAAAGCGGTGTGAGTTTTGAAGCAATCAACGGTTCTAATCTTAAATTTATCCTGAGTAAAGTCGCAGCATTAAAGCTGAACGCAAATGCACAGCCGAGAGAATGTTATTTCCAGATCAGAAACGTAAACATAGCGGCAAAAGGGCAGAAACCTCAGTGGGAGAAGAAAATCGAATTTGCGATTGAGGGCGACGGAAACGATGCTCTTGTAAGTAGATATGGTGTCAATGTGGCTAAAGTATTTCCATATTGGAAAGTAAGAGAGGGTGACAAGTATATCCCACCAAGACACAGAGGTGTAGAAATCACACCGCCGGAATGGGAAGAATCTGGAATTGGAAAAGTTGTTCGCGTGGTATATCCAATTCAGTACAAAGATGGTCACGTTGAATACCTTTCATGCGAAAGAGCAGACGTACTGAAGAATCTTGCAGCACATATTAAGAACAATCTTCAGAATGAAACATTCGGTATTTGTGCAGACAGATACAAAGCTACAGATGCACAGAAAACTCAGATTGAAGCAAAGAAAAAAGAAATCATGAAAAAGGTTGCTGATATTGGGGAACTGGAAGCAATTATTGATTGTGAGGAATTAAGACCATATATTTCACCGTCTTATTACGAAACGCAGTCGAGAGAATCTATGATTGTTCGTAAAATGCGTAACAACATTATGAAGTCTATTCCTAAGAAATGGGATAATCCGGTACAGGCATATGAATATAACACGATGGACGCTACATACAGGGAAGTACAGGAAGAGATCGAACAGAATGCCAATAAAGAGGAATTCATTCCAGAACCAATGGCAATCGAAGAACAGCCAAAACAGCCAACAGTTGCAGAAGCCGTACAGCCAGCTGAGAAGGAACCAGTTCCGGCAGCAGGTAAAGAACCAGAGATTCCAGATTTTATGAAACAGGAGGAATAAGATATGTCAATAATTCATTCAGTGTTTGAGTCATTGCTTTATATCTCATTCTTACCATTGTTAGGCGCAATAATTTATGCGGTCGCAAAGGATAAGACCCGACCATTGTTCATAGCCTCGGCAGTATCACTTGTTATGAACATTCTTGTTCAACTTACGAGGTGATAGCATGATCGGGACGTTAGAAGAAGTTATGAAAGATATGAAATGTGGAGTATTTGACTTCACAAAGGACGGTAAATGCAGTGGTTGCGGACAATGTTGTAGCAACTACTTGCCAATATCCAGTAAAGAAATTAAAGAAATCAAACGTTACGTAAAGAAGCATCATATCACTGAGCAGAAACATAATTATCCTTCGGTTGTAGCTTTTGACCTTACTTGCCCGTTCCTGGATGATTCCAAAGAAAAAGAAAAATGTCTCATTTATCCAGTGAGACCTGAGATATGCAGAGATTTTGTCTGCAACAATCCGAACGGGGCAATCAAAAACAAGAAACTTATGCATAAGAAGTACGCAGCAGTAGATATGCGAGAAATATTTTTTGGAGGCAACGGGAATGAACAATAAAGAAATTTTACAGAAAGCAAAGGAACTGGTTGAACTTCTGGAAAAGCAGGAAGAAACCGGAAAGGTTGAGTTGTCAACGCTGAAACGAGGAGAAGTATTTCAGACCACTGGAAAGCGTAAATACAAGGTTCTGGAACAGTATGGAGATACAACAAAAATTATTTCGCTTGATCTGGTGAAAGAAAATGTAGAGTTTGGTGATACCTCAGATTACAAAACATCAAACGTAAAGAAACTGTGTGACACTGAAATTCTGAAAGACTTCGAAGAAGAATTCGGGGCAGAAAATGTCGAAACACACACAGCAGATATTATCACTGCGGATGGACAGAAATTGGGGACTGTTGATTGTAAAATCCGTCCAATTACATTTGATGAAGCACGAGAATACACAGATATTACACCGAACAATGATCTGAACGACTGGTATTGGACATTATCGCCATGGTCAACGGAAGAACGTGGATGGAAAAAAAGTATTACCATTGTTTCCCCTTCGGGCTATATCAACAACAACTTTTACTACAACGTTTATGGTGTTCGCCCAGTTTGTATCTTAAAATCTAATATCTTTGTATCTAAGGTGGAGGAATGATTATGAAGAAAAATCTGAAATATTTTGATGATGAATTATCCAGATTAAGTAAAGAGTTCGCAGAATTCAAGAAAAAGCACATCGGAAAGCCGGAAATCGGAAAAGCTATTGAACTTGCTGGTATGGAATGGCTGATTCTGGATAAGACAGAAAAAGGATATTTTGCCATTTTGAATGGATTTGATGGAAAAAGAACATTTGATTCAGCTTCAAATAACTGGATTTCAAGTAAACTGAGAAATGAGTTAAACACTCGTTTTCTTAAAAAAATTACGGACGAGCTTGGAGAAGATGCAGTTATTGAGTTTGATCGAGATTTACTTTCTATGGACGGTCAGACAGAATATGCACATTGTAAAGATAAGATTTCGATTTTGACGGTGGATGAATACCGAAAATACAGAAAAATCCTTCCAAATATGGATAAATGGTGGTGGCTGCTTACTCCATGGAGTACACCAGCAAATGATTACAGTACAACAATTGCCATTGTTTCCCCTTCGGGCGATTTCAACGGCTTCAATTGCAACTTCGAAAGTGGTGTTCGCCCAGTTTGTATCTTTTCTTCTTCAATCTTTGAATCAGGAAATGATGATTGATGGCGAATGAAGATTTAAAGGTAATAACAAAGGCCAAGCAACTTGCAAAGCATACATTAATAGTTACAAGTAATGCCAGACGATACCCGAAAAAATACAGGTTTTCGTTGGTAGATAAGAAGGGAAGGAGATAATGGGAAATAGATATAATAAAAAACATGGACATTCCAATTCAAGATTATATCGAATATATAATAATATGAAGAGCCGCTGTTACAGAAAATATGCAAAAGAATTTGAAAATTACGGTGGCCGTGGAATAAGAGTCTGCAATGAATGGCTGGGCGAAGATGGCTTTATTAATTTTTATAATTGGGCTTATTCACATGGATATTCAGAAGAATTAACTATTGATCGCATAAATAATGACGGAAATTATGAACCCGATAATTGCCGCTGGGTAACAATGATGGTGCAGAATAGTAATAGCCGTCATACGCATATGTTGGAATACAAAGGAACCAAAAAGAATATCTCTGAATGGGCTAGAGAAAAAGGAATGTCCAGAGACACACTGATAAAACGATTAAGAAGCGGATGGGAACTTGAAAGAGCGTTAAATGAACCGGTTAATAAAAGTTTCTCAAGAAAAAGTGTTGAAAGGAGAATGCAGTGAGATTAGTTAGTCAAAATGGAAAAATTGATGCCCCATACGAAATTACGCCATTAAGTAGAACTGGAAATATTATAAGGGTATATGTTCCGATTGCCGGTGAAAAAGGAACAGTCATGGCGACATACTCCACAGAAGAAAAGGCTGAAAAAGCTATGGAAATGTTGCGTAACACATATACAGGAGCATTCTTTGCACAGAATATAGAAGTTCCAGAAGATGTCGAAAAGGAATTCATGAAGATGGCGTCAACAAAAGGTTTTGGAATCATCAAAACAATGGTTAACAGCCCAGATATAAAATTCGAACCGGCAAACATCGTGTTCAGATTCCCGGAGGATGATGAAGTATGAAGAGAGTAGACAGCAAAAAGGATTGGGAACAGGTAATAACCATTGAACTTCCGTTGAAGCAGCTCAAATTAATACGAGACAGCATGTGCAAAGTAAGCTATGCGGAGTTAGAGAGCCTAAATAGAGGGAAGGACATACCATATGCCTATTCCGATTTAGAGAAAACCATAGATGAAGCTGAGAATATCTTAGAAGCATAAATGCAATACATGGAAAGCGAGGTGATGTCATTTGTTCATGCGAGTAATTTCAACAGGAAGTACTAAAGGAAATTGTTATGCTTTGCAGTCAAGTACAGGCGAGATTGTTCTTCTTGACTGCGGATGCAACTACAAGAAAATCCTTAGAGGGATTGACTACCAGATAAGCAATGTTGAAGCTGTACTTCTTTCACATGGACACGGAGATCACACCGAAGCATTCAAAGAAATAATGAATGCAGGCATTCAGATTTACACGAATGACGAGACAGTTGAGGACATGAACATCCGAACAGGTGAACTGATGAAAGGTGTTCCAGAAAGGCATCCATTTAGAGTTGGTTCGTTTAACGTGATTCCATTTGAATTGCCGCATACAACATACGATAAGGAAGCAAATCAGCTTGTACCTTGCTCGAACTACGGATATCTGGTGGAGCACAATGAAATGGGGAAGCTTCTGTATATTACTGATTTTGAGTACAGTAAATATAATTTCCAGAAAATGAACATACATCATCTGGTAATTGAATGCAACTACTGTGAAGAATTGGTGGACAAAACAGAAGCTAACTACAGTCATAGATTAAAAGGACATTGCTCTTTGTCAACTTGCAAGCAATTCATTAAGCAAAATCGCACAGAATCGCTTCGGACGGTAACACTGGTACATTTAAGTGGTCAGGCATCTGATGCCTGTAAAATACAGAAAGAAATACAGGAAGTCGCAGGAGACAATGTTCTGGTTCAGATTGGACGGGCTGGACTGGAAGTTGACTTGAATTTATGCCCGTTTTGAAAGGAGAAAATCATGGAAATGACTGATTGCGACAAATGCAAATACCGTAGAGGTTGCATACTGGCATGGGACTATGGTTCGCTTTATTGTAATGATTATGAGGAGGATGAGAATGAAAATCTTTTTGAAAGTGATTGATAAGCTTAAAAAACAGACACAGTACGGGGAAATAGCAGAGCCATATTTGAATTGCAAGTACAATAAAGGTTGGAATGATGCACTAGAAAAAGTTGAAGAACTGATTGCTTCTTACAACTTGAGTGAAAACTGGATTCCGGTAGATATGAAACTCCCGCCAGAACCAAAACCTAATCATATATTTAAAGGAGACATATATTTGATTACTGTCAAAAAAGGAACAATACCTTTCAGAGCAATGTGGAATGGTGAATATTTTACAGACGGTTTCGAAAAGTTAGAAGTAATTGCGTGGATGCCGTTGCCTGAACCGTATAAGGAGAAAAAACATGAATAAAGTAATTTTGATCGGACGGTTGATTAAAGATCCAGATGTCCGAATGGGAACGAACAACACAACAATTGCCAGATACACACTTGCAGTTGAGAGACAGTATCTCAAAAACAATGAACGCACATCAGACTTCATAAATTGTGTTGCGCTTGGAAAAAATGGTGAGTTTGCCGAAAAGTACTTGCATAAAGGCATGAAAATTGCGATTGTCGGCTCATGGCAGACCGGAAATTACACTGACAAGGGCGGAAAGAAAGTCTACACAAATGATTGCCTTGTGGAAACACATGAGTTTGCGGAGAGCAAGAAGAGCCAGCCAGAAGAACAGTCGCAGCCACCAGTTCCAAGTCCAGAACAAGACACAAGTGGATTCATGGATATGCCGTCAATTATGGACGATGAACTTCCGTTTAATTAAGGAGTGATTAAATGATACAAACAGGGCAGATTATTTTTTACGATAGTAGCAAGATGATGTGCTTTGACGTGACACATTTTATGGTCAAAGAGCCAGAAAAACAAATGATCGAAACAACATTCCTTGGAGATGAAGAGAGACATTTTATTCAGTTAACGCCAGAGCCAATATGCATGTTTATTGAGACGGGTGAAGAAATTGTAAAACTTGATCCAACAACCATGAAACGTATTTCCAGATACAATCTTGAAAAAGAGAACGCAGCGTTGCTTAAAGAAATCGAAGAACGTAAAAAGGTAATTGCAGATCTCGAACAAAAAGAACAGGTTCTACGCGACAGGTTTAGAAAAGCAATAGCTACATTTAAAGAAATCATGGAAAATGGTTACTATGATGATGGTGAAGATGAGGATGAAGATGAATGGGAGTGATTAAATGAAGCAGCCAGTTTTAGAAACAAAATCTACATACAAAGGTTATCCATATGTGGTTCTGTTTATGCCCGGAGCATACAGATGCGGATATGTTGGAGTACCTTACAGCCACAAGTTAGCGAAGAAAAGTTTTGACGATTTAGGCTATCTTAGCTGCCATGGTGGAGTTACTTATGCAGAATCGCATTTATATAACTGCAATGATGAGAATACATGGTGGATTGGATTTGATTGTGCTCATTGCTTTGACGGGTATGATGTTGATGCAGCGAAACAGTATTTTGGAGATGATCCAGATTTCAAAAGAATCTTTTATACAATGGAAGATTTCTGGAGAGAATCAAATAATGATTCCGAAATAGAAATCCGCTCACTTGCTTATGTCAAAGATGAGTGCAAGAAACTTATTGACCAGATTGAAAAGGAGTGATACCGGGTGGACTACAGAAAGGTTTTCGTCATAAAGCAAGAGCGAGAAAACAGAATACAAAAGATATGTCCAAACATTCCAAATTCTAGTGGCATATATGCTTTTTACAGGATAGACGAAGCAGGGATTCGACGCAGTTACGTGGGACAGGCACTCAGACTTCGTGAGAGATGTGCGAGCCATTTAGCAGAATATGACCACATAGCATTAAGCCTTAAAAAGCATAAGTTTTACAGTGAAAGCAATCCTACTGGTTGGAAACTTGCATACAGAACTTGCCCCAAAAGTGAGCTTGACCAAAAAGAAATTGAAACGATCAAGGCTTTTGCAGATAAAGGTTTTCAGATGTACAATATTACAGCTGGTGGACAATCAACCGGTAAGCAAGTAACAGGGCAGTACAAACCGCCTAAGACATACAGACAGGGTATACAGCAAGGCAAAATAACCCTTGCAAGAGAACTGAAACATATCATTGATACTCACTTAGATGTGTCAATCAAACCAGAGAAATCAAACAACAAGGTGTCTATAAAGGCACTTGAAAAATTCAACAATCTTCTTGATGAAGAATCTTACAAATGATAAAGCAGCCGGTTCTGGCAGACAAAATCCCAAATAATTACAACTAAATATGTGCACGCCCTCTGGGTTTGGACTGATTCATGCAACTTCCTTGGCATATGAGCGCGATCTGAACCCAGAGGTTAAAAGAAATGAGGTAACTATGGTAAGTAAATATAACACCGAAAGAAAGTATCTCGAAGGATAAGAGAACAGAAAAGAAATTTATCTGTTTCTTATCAGATATTTTACAAAATATGGATACGCACCGTCATTTAAAGAAATTTCCGAAAGCCTTGGCATATCAAAAGCAACTGTGCAACGACATATGAGGCAGCTCGAGCTTGATGGCTTGATTGCTACTGCGCATCCGAATACTCCGCGAGCGTTTCACCTTGTTGGATATGAATATCAAAAGGTGGCAGAAGTATGAGAATATACAGTGTTTTCGAGAATGAACAATGGATTGGCGATATGACCGCTGATGATATTTAACAAATGCTGAAATGCTCCAGACAAGAAGTTTTGAATGCGGTTTCATCCGCAAGACTGATTAACGAAAAATACGCAGTTGTCTATGATGGCGATAATACCGTGACCGGAACCACACCATTAGACAGGAAACTTCTGAAAGAATTTGTTCTAATCACAAACCAGTTGAAAGGGATGATGGGAGTATGAACAGGGCAGAGAGAAGAAGACAGCAGAAAGCGGCTGAAAAGTCACGGAATCCAATTCCATACAATTTTAGTAATTACAGTTTGGAACAGATTTCCAAAACGACAGGCGCAAGAGTTGAAACACTAAAACTGTACTTGAAGCAACGTGAAGATGAAATGCGTGAGGAACTGATTAAAGAATCGCAGGAAAAGCTATGGAAAGCAGAGGATTATATCGCAGTTGCAAATGTTCTTATCAGTTTGTTTGCAATTAAGAAAACATGGGGATTTACAAAATCCAATCAGAGATTCTTAGAAAACCTAAACTCTGCCAAAGAACACATTGAAGAAGTTGGAATTGAAAAAGCATACCAGGAAGCAAAAGAAACAATGGGAATTAAACTTGAATTTGATTCTATTGACATAAATAAAGAATTTGGTTTTGGAGAAAGAGAGGAATAATTATGGCAGAAAATTGTAATGAATGTAGCATCGCGTGGATTCGCGGTGGTGAGTACGCAGAAGTATCAGCGCATAACGGCAGTAAGATGAAAGGAAGAGTCCTGAAGCTAGCAGAACAGCATCCAGAAGATGTGAAGATTCTGGTCACAAACAAAGATGGTTCCATATTTGCCCATGTCCCAGTTAAGTACGTGAAATTACGAGCACCAAGAGAATTGACCGAAGAGCAGAGAACAGAACTGATCGAACGTGGAAAGAATATGTCCAGAAATAAATCAACTGATTGTGAAGAAACGTCAGATTTCGATTCTGGTGATGATAACGAGGAAATGTTCACATTTTGATGAAAGGCGGTTTTAGATAAAAATGAGCAAAGTAAAATCTTATGGTTTAAAAGCCTACGTATCCAATGCATTTGACCTATGTGTTGGAAAAAGAATCAAATACGCAGAACGTGGTGAGGACGGAATAGAACATATCTATGAAGTAAAACAGATGTTTTCATTTTGCGTTTTACTGGAAGATATTTTCGATCACACAAGAATTTGCCCTTGTTACAGTAAATTAAGTTTGATGTTAAGAGGGATTGAATAAGAATCTGATTAAGAAGATGGGAGTTTAAAATGAAATTCATAGATTTTTTCGCAGGAGTTGGAGGATTCCGCAGAGGAATGGAATTGGCAGGGCATGAATGTGTTGGCTTTTGTGAATTTGATAAATTTGCTACTGCGAGTTACATCTCGATGCATTTGCTGACAGACGAGCAGCGAAAGGCATTGGAAGATATTCCTATCAAAAAAAGACAGAAAGAGATATTGAAGGAGGAATACAGAAATGGAGAATGGTACGCAAATGACATTAGAAGAGTGTATGCCGGAGACATTCCAAAAGTCGACTGCTGGTGCTTCGGATTCCCCTGTCAGGACATATCCGTTGCAGGAAAACAAGCTGGATTTCAAGGAAACCGTTCAAGCTTGTTTTTCAGAGTTATGTACCTTGTCGGACAGCTCAAAGAAGAAGATAAACCCACTTACCTTTTCATTGAGAACGTTAAAAATCTGCTTAGTGTTAATGGAGGATGGGATTTCGCCAGACTGCTCATTGAAATGGAACAACAGGGGTATGATGCAGAATGGCAGGTGCTCAACTCCAAAGATTTCGGAGTGCCGCAAAACCGGGAAAGATGTTTCATTATCGGACATCTTAGAGGGAGAAGTTCCGCAAAAGTATTTCCTGTCGAAAGAACAGACGGAGAAAATAGTATTTCAATGATTGCTCATCGAGATGGATACAGAAGAAATATGCAAGTGTTTTCACCGGACGGGATTACTGAAACTCTTGATACTGGTCAAGGCGGTGGGCGAGGGCACCATGTAGCATTACCATGTTTTATTGATTTGAGTTATCAAAAAACAGAGTTAACCAATAAAGCAAGGTGTTTACAAGCTAGATACAACAAAGGAATTGCAAATCATAAAGCTGAAGTAAGTGGAGTTGCGATTCCAGTTCTTACACCAGATCGAGCAGAGAAACGTCAGAATGGAAGACGCTTCAAAGATGATGGAGATCCAATGTTCACACTAACAGGACAGGACCGGCACGGAATCGCGATTGAAGTCAAGGAAGCAACGAAACAAGATTATACAGAATGCAGAGTGGGAATTGACAGCGTGAACTTCTCAATGCCAAACAGCAAGACAAGAAGAGGAAGAGTCGGACAAGAAAACGCCAACACACTCGACACGAGCTGCAATCAGGGAATCTTCGTTCAGGTATCGGAAGAACTGGTTGTATATGCAGTCTGGTATGAAAAATGTCAGTGTTACATAGCAATCAGAAAATTAACCCCAAAAGAATGTTTTAGACTACAAGGGTGGTCCGATAATTATTTTGAAAAAGCACAGTTCGTAAATTCTGACAGTCAGTTATACAAGCAGGCAGGAAACGGCGTAACAGTGACAGTTATAGAAACTATAGCAAGAAAAATGAACGTAAATCTAAATTGATAGCGTGTCAGTTGCTTGCATGGGGAAAGTGAGAATAAGAAAAATGAGAGATAAAGAACGCATTTTGATGATTATTATTACAAGGATCATACCGGGACTGACTTCTTGTACGGCAAAGAAAGAAGATTATATTCGACCGTTTATATTTAACACGCATGAATTAAAAGCCGGTGATCTAGTTATGACGAATACTACTATTTTCCCGAATGAATTTATGGTCGGTTTCGTGCATGAGGTAAAAAGTGATTGCGTCGTTATCCGGGAAATAGGCTCTAAAAAGTTGTGCAATTATTATAACGAAGCTTTTTCGGTCATTAACAAGGAAAAACTGGGGTACGAAATTCTTGAAGGTGTGCAGTATAAAACGTATCAGAAAGTTTTGAAGGCATTTTCAAAATACACAAGCTATTCAACCAGATTTCGAAGTATAGAATTTTCTGGTAATACTTGCACGGTAACAAGCAGGATAATATTCAAGAACGACAAAAACGGCGAAATTTCTTTCGAGTACAACCAGAAGACGAAAATTTCCGATATAGGTAAATTGTTGGAAAAAGCCGGGTTATAATACGAAAACGGGGAAAGTGAGGATGAGAAATGAAATTCAAAAGCAACGCTAAATACAGCGAAGAACTTAAAACTGGAAGTGTTTTTACTTTAAAAAATAATTCTTTAAGAATCAGTATTCACAAATATGTTGGCTGTGGAGATGCACTATTTCTCAACAGCAAGGCGTTGAACATTGATAACTATGATCTCGAAACAGAAGATTTTGACGAAGCTGTCAGTAAAGCAAAAGAAGTTATTTCATGCAAAGTTAAGAAAATCAGAGAGGATTCATACAGATTTTGTATGGATAACAACATTGAAATCGTCAGATATTAGGAGGGCACAAAATGAAATTATATTTCTACATTTTAGACAGTGACAGAGAATACAATCCAGAAACCAAAACATTAGGAGACTACGTTTTCAAGATCAGAGTTGAGGGGTGCGATGTGATTGAGAAGCCAAAAACCTACAAAGCAGTAACTCAATTTCCAGACGGAATCTGCATTGGGTATGTGAAAAAGGAAGATATTGGAACAATTTCTGGTCATTCAACGCCGTACATTGTGTTGACAGTACCGAATTATCAGTTTGTAAAAGATAAATTTTTAGAAAGATATAACGTTGAAATTAGCAGACTCAAAAAAGCAATCGCTATGTACGAGAACAGAATAGCTGCGATTGAGGATTATAAGGAGGACGCAAAATGTTAATCAGAAGTCAGGATAAAACAGTAATAGCAAACATCGATAATGCTTTCAATATTGCAATTCGAGACATTAATGGAGCGACAGCAATACATATCGGAACTCAAGGCAGTTGTTGCAATATGGCTGAATATTCCACTAAAGCAAAAGCCATGAAAGTACTGGATATGATTCAGGAAGCATATTGTAAATTTATGTCGGTAAAAAACGATGATGCTTGGAGTGGGAAAGAATCCGTGTTTTATATGCCAGAGGATAGTGAGGTGGAAATATGAAAAGATCTGAAACAACAAAATTTCTTAGCAGATTGTTGGAAAAAAGCCGTTTTTCTGGTCCAGGTAAATACTGGGCTAGAGAAGTAAGCCTTGATTATGGCTACGCAGCAGGAAAGGCAAGAAGAGTAGATTACATGCAATTTATTCCGGAAAATCAGTGCTCTATCTCAGCAATCGAAAAAGGAATATTTGCATGCTATGAAATCAAAAGTTGCAAAGAGGATATTTACAGCGGAAATGGATTAAATTTTATTGGCGAAAAAAACTACCTTGTGACAACAATGGAGTGCTACAAAGAAATTTTACCTGATTTAAAAAATGGAAAATTTGCCCAACATATACGTGAGAATTTTCCGGAATGTTACGCGGAAATAGGTAACATGGGAGTAATGGTTGCAGTTCCGTATCAGAGAGATGTTGCAGAAGAATTTGAAAGCCCAACACCACTAGGTGAAGATGTGGAGAAATGGAGATTATCAGTTATTTTGAAGTGTGGACACAATGGTTCAAGAAAAAGATCCATGACAGAACTGTTGTTTTGCATGGTAAGAAGCGGGCATTGAGAAAGGATGGAATAATATGATACACATCAAAGAAAGATTAATGCAGTACGCGGATAAATATTCGGGCTGCTACAAATACGCTGGGGTGTATGTCAAAGTTATTCAAGATATGATTGAGCAGCTTCTGGCTGATCTGGAGCAGGATGAGAAAGAAAATGGTTGGATTCCAGTAAAAGAGAGATTGCCGGAAGAACATGATTCTATATTTGCAAAATTCAAAGGAACAAATAACTGGAAAAGAGGAATGTTCGAAAAAACATCTAAATATGTGATTGCTACTGTTGCGTTCGATGATGGGACAGTGTTAGTAGAGCAGGCACATACTACTGATGGAATTTGGAGAACGGATAAAAAATTTTTAGGCGGAACAGTAGTTGCATGGATGGACTATCCAGAACCATATAAGGAAGACTAAATGGGAAGATGTAAATTAGACTGCCCGGACGGTGAAACAGAATGCTGCATCTGCTGTACTAAACAGGATTCCTGCCAGTGCAGATGTGACGATATGGACAGCTATGAATACGCAGAGGAGTGTGAAAATTATATTAAGGAGGATGAGCCATGATTACATTCTTATTAGGATTCACCCTTGGAACCATATTCGGAGTGGCCGGTCTTGCATGTGCAGCGATCATGTACGATAAGCACCACCCAGACGAATAGAAAGGAGAACGGTATGCTGACAAGGAATAAAAAGCTGGAAGACTATGGTATTCCGGCAGATGACATTGAAAAACTGAATACGATGCTGAAAGACTTCCCGGCAGAGTACGGATACCTGCTTTCCAGTGCTGCCTTGTCAGCTTGCCCGAAAAACACGGTGATAGCGGATATGGTAATTGAGAATATCCTACACCGGAAAAGTTACAGGAAAATCAGCAAAGAAAGATATATCCCGATGAACCCGAAAGACTTTTATGGATACAGGCGCAAGACCGTCGCTGTACTGTATGAGAGGATGCGGCTGTTGGGAGTATGGGAGGAAAAATAAATGAAAGAATATAAATGTCCAAAGTGCAATAGTAAAAACCTTTTTGTCAAGAAAGTTGGGAATAATACGGGATTGTATTGCGGGGATTGCGGTGCATGGATTAAATGGGTCGGGAAAAATGAGCTGAGAGCGTTTGAATATTTAACTAAGCAGAAACACGTAGACGATGCTAATAGCAAACAAGACGATATTGCAAGCATCATTTACGGCACTCTCGATCATATGTATTGCGATAATTGCAGATTCAATAGCGAAATTAAAGAAAGTGATAATGGTGAATGGAACTGTGATGAATGCCACAGAAAATATAATGGATGGGGAGTTTCCATGCAGGAAAGTAATAAAATTGCAAAAGAAATTTTAAAACAGTTAGGAGAATAGAATATGAGCAGACTGATTGATGCAGACGAATTAATCAAATACATCAAAATTTGGGAAATTGGCACAAGTATTAGTTCTGACCAGAAAGAGTTTATTGATTGCATTAATAAACAGCCGACAGCTTTTGATGCGGATAAGGCTATTAGCGAATTGGAAAGAGATAAATTCATTGAATCAGAATGTATTTTATCTGATGTGCATCAAGGATACAATGCTGGACTGAGCAGGGCAATCGAAATCGTGAAAGGCGGTGGAGTTGAATGAGAGAAATTCTTTGCAAAGGAAAGCGGATTGATAATGGCGAATGGGTTGAGGGGTGTTTGGTAATAGACCATTCACGGTCAAACTTATTTGAATATCGAATTCAACCAGTTGAATCAGGTGTTTTATACGCACCACCTATTGATCCAGAAACACTCTGCCGGTTCGCAGGATTTTGCGACAAGAACGGTAATAAAATTTGGAAGAATGACATTTTGATGTGCCATGGAAACCCAAAAGACCTTGTAAAAGTGCTATTTGGAGAATTTGGTGTAAGAAATATTGAAACCGGCTCCATAGTAGACAAAGTTGTCGGATGGCATTATGAGGTTGTTCCGACAGATGCAATCAGCAGATGCGAACCATTCTGCTGACCAATGCCATTGACAGAATATTATATCGACAGATGCGAAATGGAAGTAGTTGGAAACATTTTCGACAATCCAGAATTATTGCAGGAGGAGTCAGATGAGTAAATCAGTATTAGTGTTGGATACACCAACAAATTGTTATGATTGTCCATTTGGAACTGGATACTGTAGTGATCTTGAATATGAGGGTTTGTGTGAATTAGCTGACTGTTTAGATTATGATGTAATTCTGATGACAGAAGAACATTATGATTGTGAAAGCAAATCAAGACCTGATTGGTGTCCATTGAAGCCATTGCCGGAGAAAATGAAAGTAACTGGGCTTTATAACGGCGAGTATTTCAAAGCGGGAGGCAAACTACCGAGCTATAAGATCGGTTGGAACGATTGTATTGATGAGATTACAGGGGGTGAAGTAGATGATTAATCTAGCGAATAAATGCGTATTAATCAGAACGCATGAAGAGTATGAAAATATTCTGAAAGTAGCAAAGAAACAAGGATATAGATGGTACGGTGGAAAAGAAGCGTATCCATATCCCTTTGAAGAACAGCATATCCCGGATATATTAAAGTTCTATAGCAATAAAGAGCTAACAAGAAATGCCAGCCTTACACTGGGATATGACCTTACACTGGGATATGAATTAGTAGAAGCATCAGACGTAATTGAAGATGAGAAGAAGATCAAAGATGCTATAAACCTTGTCAGAGCATTTGCTAAAAACCCAGACAGAACAGCATTGACAGACTCATTTATTAAGTCCTTGAAGTTACTTGCAGATAATGTAGAAAGTCAGATGGAAGAGGTGAAGTAGATGGAGAGATTAACAAAATGGGAAGATGGTAGTATCACATATAACGAAAAACGAGAGCTTGAGTGTGGTGAATATTGCGATAGCTGCTCACAGGGCGCAGGAAATTGCAAAACAGTAGAAAATATGATTAAAAAGCTTGCCACTTATGAAGACTTAGAAGAACAGGGCTTGCTTGTGAGATTGCCAGATGATTTAAACAGAATATTGTATCAAGTAAATTATAGATGGAAATGCACTGAATACGGTGAGGAAAATAATAAATGTGAAATCTATGATTGCAAATGTGAATGTGATATCAGGAAAGAATATTATATAGCCGAAGTTGATTTGCAAGATATTTTGATTAAAAGCTATTATAATTGTCTTGGCGAATTTTTATTCCTCACCCGTGAAGAAGCTGAAAATAAGTTGGAGGAACTCAAAAATGAAATTTAAAGAATTTGTAAACTGGTGCAATGAAAGAGCCTGTGATGGATGTTGGGGAATGCTAGAAGCAATAGCGTGTATTAATTTAATAAATGAGATTATGAAAATCCAATTTTGGAAAAGAGAAAAAATCTGGAAAGAAAATTATGAGCGACAGGTATTGGAAGAGATTATTAATCCGATAGAGAAGAAGTTGGAGGAGATGGAGAATGGCTGAATATGTTAAAAAGTCAGATGTAATAAAAATCATGGAAAATAATTCTCACATGATAGAGGTATTTGGAGTTAAGAAGAAAATAATTGACGGATTCGCAATGGGTTGTGATTTCGAAGATCTGGAAACTGTCAGTATTGAGGAGGACGATAAGGATGATTAATATGAAACCAGAAGAAGCAAAAGACATATTATCCGATATGAGAGACCAGCATTTATGTTTCCTTGAAAGTTCTGAAAACAAAGATGAATGGCAGAAAAAAATATCTCAAGGAAGCATGGGCGTGTGATTCCGGAGCAAAAGCATTGGAAAAGCAGATTCCATGCAAACCTGAAGAATATGTTCCAGATTTTCCGTACAATATATTTTCCACTCAAAAATGTGCGAAATGCGGAACACCTGTTATTGGTAAAAAAATAAGCAAGTACTGTTCTGAATGCGGGCAGAAAATTGACTGGAGCGAAGAAAATGACATATAACATTGACGAAAGCGTTATTGCTAGAAGTGTTGACCATTACGGAGAAGAAATTCAGGCAACCGTCTGCATGGAGGAATGTGCGGAACTTATACAAGCAATCAGTAAGGAAAAACGTGGAAAATCGACCGTGATAACATGATAAAAGAAATTGCAGATGTGTTGATCTGCATCGAAATGCTAAAGCAAATGTATATGATTTCCGAAGATAAAATTAATAAGTGGATTGAGAAGAAACAAGCGAAATAAGCAGAAAGGATGGAAAAGAATGAATAAGAAAGAAATCGCAGAAATTAAGAAACAGTTTACTCCAGTCAATTGCACAATCACACGCATTTGTGGTTGTTATGTGGACGCAGAAAAGAACAAGAAAACCAAAATTAAAGAAGCATTCCTGTCTCTTCCAGAGGAAGAAATGTTTAAGTATTTTGACATTTTCAAGAAAACCATGTCTGGCAGACTTGGAAAAAACCTTATGAACCTTGATTTTCCATTATCACAGGAAAAAGAGGGTGGAACACAGGAATTTCTTATGCGGATTAGAGCAAGTAAGCTTAAAAATGACGAACTTTTGGACGAGTTATACGACAAAGTGATTGAAAATTACGATTATCACGAAAATTACTACATAGTTCTCATTCATGCAGTATATGACATTCCAGGAAAAGCTTCTGATGGAACCGAAATGCACGATGCATCAGAAGAAATTTATGAACACATTCTGTGCAGCATTTGTCCAGTAAATCTTTCAAAGGCTGGGCTTATCTATGATGTGGCTGAAAATAACATCAAAGACAGAATTCGTGATTGGGTAGTCTCAAGACCAGAAACAGGATTCTTATTCCCTGTATTCAATGACAGAAGCACTGATATTCATGGAACCTTGTATTTCAACAAAAACATAAAGAATATTCATCCCGACTTCATTGAAAACGTTCTTGGCGCACCAATTCCCCGTATACCCGGCAACGAGATCAATGTCTTTTCAGATTTTATTATGGACAATTTCGAAGGAAATACAACATTCAATTTCGCGGAAAGTCTGGTTGAATCTTTGCAGGAAGTAAGAGAACAGAAGAAAGACAGCCCGGAGATGGTAACCGTGTCATGTGATGAAATGGAACAGATTTTTGGATATTGCGGAGCTCCAGACGAGAAGTTGTCGGATTTCAAAGAAAACTGGGAAATGTATTTCAGCAATGAACCCGTTGCTCTTGACAATATTCATAATTCAAAAACTGCAAAAATTGTAACACCAGATGCAACAATCTGCATCCAGCCAGATAAAATTGCTCTGATTGAACTGAAAGAAATAAACGGTGTTCCATCTCTTGTAATTCCGGTAAATGGAGAACTGAAAATCAATGGAATGGAAGTTGAATTAAAATAAACACTTTTGAAAAACCAGGAATTGGAGAAAGGAATTTTAGAATTGGCACAGAAACGAATGTTTACGATGAAAATTGTTGACAGTGACGCATTTTTGGATATGCCGGCAACAACGCAATGCTTATATTTCCATTTGAATATGAGGGCTGACGATGATGGATTTATTGGAAACCCAAAAAGGATAATGAAAATCACAGGAGCAAGCGAAGATGATCTGCGATTATTGATTGCAAAAAGGTTTGTTCTTACGTTTGAAGACGGTGTAATAGTAATCAAACACTGGCGAATGCATAACACATTGTCAAGAGATAGATACACGGAAACTTCATATATTGACGAAAAGAGGATGTTGCTTTTAAAAGAGAATGGAAGCTATTCATTAGCAAGCGGAAATGTTATTGACGATACCAAATTAATAGAGCGTTCAAACCGTCAGACGCACAATAGACGCAACAAAGACGCAACAAAGACGCACGCAGAGAAAGATATAGGTTTAGATAAAGATATAGATATAGATAAAGAGAAAGATAATAAATTAATAGTATCTAAAGATACTATTTGTCAGACTGATGTCCGACGCGTCATCGAAGAATGGAACAAATTACAGGAAGTTGGCATCAATCCAATACGCGATATTAAACCATCATCAAAAAGATGTCAGTTACTCAAAGGGCGAATCCGTGAATACGGAATTGATGAAGTCCTTAGTGCAATCAACAACGTTCGCTACAGTGATTTTCTGCGAGGAGAGAATAACCGCGGATGGATGATAACATTTGACTGGTTCGTAAAGCCGAATAATTTTACAAAAGTTTTGGAAGGAAACTACAATGTTATAAAAGGAGGCGACATCAAGCATGGAACCGGTAGAACAGCTCAAGCGCATGTCAAACCGCTTATCCCATTCGATCAATGCGGAGGAAGCGAAATCTCAGACACTCCATTTGCAGACTGATTGTCCTGATTGTGGCGGTTCTGGTTGGATATGGTCAAGGGATGATAATGGCGTTCCATATTGTGAAGAATGCCATTGCGGAATCAGAAAGAAGATGATCTTACAGAACCAGCTGCAATTTGCTGAAATGCCGGATATGTACAAGGAATGCAGATTTTCAAATATGAAAAGCAGCGTGTATCAACTTCCAGAAAGTAAGGAAATATTCATACAGGCGGCAAAAGCTGTTAAATATTGGATCGAAAATATCCAACAGATGCAGGAACAGGGAATTGGGCTGTACATATATTCAAATACTAAAGGTTCTGGAAAGACAAGGCTTGTATGTAGCATGGCAAATGAGATGATAGAAAAACATCAGAAATCGGTAAAATTCACAACATCCCTAAAAATTCTTGATGAGATAAAGTCAACATGGGGAGAACGAGGAAAAAACGCAGAGAATAAGCTGATTAGTGATTTGACTTACGCGGATATTTTGATTATTGACGATTTTGGTGCGGAATCTGGGAAAGATTGGATTAATGAAAAATTCTACGGAATCATCAATGGTCGGTATGCGGACAAGAAAACCACAATTTTCACCAGTAATTATCCTATTTCCCGATTGAAATATGATGACCGCATTACAAACAGAATTTTAGAGCGATCATTGGAAATCCCCTTTCCTGAAGAATCAGTCAGGGAACACATAGCGGATGCAATGAAACAGGAACTTATCAAAAAGATTCAAGGCGGTGAAAATGGAAAACAAGTGTAAACCGTGGATAAAATTGACGCCACAAGAAATTCAGAATTTGACTAATCGTCAATGCACAGACTGCAAGTTCTATCCGAAATCAAACGGCACATCAGGGAAAATGCAACCGTGCGATTATATTTTTATGGTCGGCCATAGTCGAGGATGTGACCCAAGAGATTGCGTAAAAGAAGGCAAATTTGAATATGCAGCAACAAAGAAAAGGAGAAAAGCATGGAGGGCAAAGACGAAAAGTTAGATATCACGCCAGAACTGGTGCTTATATGTAGGAAAGTAATACGACAATACGCAAAGCAAATTGGTAGGCATGATTGCCACAAATGCATTATATATGTAGAATGCGAGCATGACTTTGCCAGATGCCCGGAATTATGGAAGGACATCAGCCTATGAGAAGAATCAGCGAAATGTACAAGCGTTCGGGCGGTACGAACTATGAACATCAATGCTTTGAATGCACGATGTTTAAAAACGCTAAAAGATGCAAATGCTTAAATTACGAACTGGATGCTGACTGGAATCCAAATTGGACAGCCTGCAAATTTTTTACAAAAGATGAAATAGAAGAAATACAAGGACAGATGAATATTTTTGATTTTGTGAAATGAGAGGTGAGCATATGGCAATTGTTACGATTGATGGGAAAGAAATTGACATCGAACAAATTGAACTGCCAGAAGAAATTATTAAAATCATAATTGAATGCTTAGGTTGACCGCAAAAATATTGTAGTGTAAAATGTGTCGTAACATGATATGTGCGGCACATTTCTACACAAAGGAGGAATAGTCATGGAATGTGTTGCGTATTTGCGTGTATCAACAGAAAAACAGGCCGAAGAGGGAAATGGATTAGACAGTCAGAAAAGAGATATTGAAAATTATTGCAGAAAAAATCAATTGATTATATCTGATTGGTACGAGGATGATGGCTTCACAGGTTCGAATATGAATCGTCCAGCATTGCAACGCTTAATTAATGATTGCTCAAAGAAAAAATTAAAATGTGTTGTAGCGTTTAAACTAGATCGATTATCAAGAAGCATGGTCGATGGAATATACTTAATTGAACGTGTATTCATACCTAATGGGGTGGATTTTAGATGCGTGCATGATAGTGTAAGCTACGACAGCCCAATGGAGCAAGCATACACTCAGATGATGGCAGTGTTTGCGCAACTTGACAAAAATACTATGCTGCTTAGAATGCGCGGTGGTATGCTGGAGAGAGTGAAACAGGGATATTGGATGGGAGGTGGCAACACCCCTTATTGCTATAGATATAGCAAAGAAGACGGAATCTTAGTTCCCATACCGGAACGCAAAGAAATGGCTTTGCGAGCTATGAATTTGTATATATCCGGTTATTCTGATGTTCGAATACAGAAATTGATAGGATTTAAAAGTGAGTTTGTTACACGACAGGTTCTTACCAGTCCTGTAAATATTGGCATGATTCCGTATAAAGGGAAACTATATAAGGGAAGACATGAACCAATTTTCGATATTAAAGTATTCGAATTAGCCCAGGAATTAAGAAAAACTCGTAAGCAAAGTAAAAGCTTCTGCGTTAATCACGAGAATCAGCTCTTGACGGGGCTGTGCTATTGCGGAGTGTGCGGATGCAAGATGAGATATCAGAAGTGGACTCATGGGAAGCATAAAATTTATTGCTATTCAAGAGATAATGGAATGTCGTACTTACCAAATTACAATCCGAATTGCAGCAATTCACTTGAGTGGGCAGAAGATATTGAAAAGCAGGTTGAAGATGAGATTTTAAAGATTTCCCTCAATTTATCATCGCATAAGCCAAAAGAAAGAGAAAGCTGTCTAGACATTTTGAGTAAACAACTCCAAAAAGAGAAAACGAAGCTAAAACGTCTGTATACTCTTTATGCTGAGGGAAATGATACGGTTCTGGAGATGATAAAAGAAACGGAATCCGGTATAGATGAATTAAAACTAAAAATACAGAACGAGATGAAGAGCCCGGATAACTCACAGAAGAAAGAATTTGTATACGATAATATAAAAAAGCTTGCCGATGTGTGGGAACACATTGACAAGCAAAACAAAAACCGTATATTAAAAACTATAATATCAAAAATAATTATAGTCAATGGAAATATTGAAATACAGTTAAAAAAATTTTAGCATAAACTATATGCCATAGGAGTCGCATTATGTAAGTGCTAATAACAAATGTGCCGTACATATCATGTAAATTGACATAAAATAGAATATTTGATAGTATATATTGTATGCTAACGATGACACCGATCTGAGAATGAGGATTCTGTGTCTTTTTTTATTTTCGGGAGGAATTTTCATGATTGCACAGGGAATCAGCCATACTGCATACGATGTAATGTGAGAGTACATGATTACGGGAGCCGAACTGGATAAACTGCCAGAAAAACAGCGTGTAAAAATGGTTCACAAATAAGACCGCCCGAAGCGATCCGGAATAGATGCAGTCATAGGCCTGGACAGAATCCAAGCTGGCAGTTATCCACATTGACATATACAAGCATAATACGCACGTTATATTTTGCCGTAAATCCTTTTAATTGATTGCGTAAAACTTCCTAGAAATGATTTTATAGCCGTATGCGGTAAAATGTACCATGAAGCAATTAAAATCCGTTAAAAGGCAAATATAACAAAGCAGCACAAAGAAAACCGCTTCGCACGTCGTGAGCATGCCGACGGTCTGAAGCCGTAAAGCGGTAAAAAATTAATTATAAATACTATCAAAAGCGGGCTTGTATTCCTGATGTATTTCGACAAATCCAGCAGCTTTATCATATGCCCGGTTGCCGCCCTTTGTTTCGTGATATTCCAAGTTAAAAATATCATGTAACTTTTTTACCAGTTCATAAAAAACATATGCTTTTTCTCTATCAGCAGGAGAGCGAAAGAAGCAATCATAAAATCTGCTGCAAAATCTTTTATTATATTTTTCATTGATTTACGCCGTACGCTTTGCTATAATACAAGTGTCCTTTCTTTTTTCTTTTTCAATGGTTAATTATTAAGGACATTTGCACCGGTACACGCACGCCGGTGCATTTTTTTATAATGGTATTGTCCATAACCGTAGCACGGCATATTTTTATTGCAAAAGCAGCCATCTAATATATTTTCTATATTTCTATCCCATTCATCATAGTTAATATAACTATGATCGTAGTACCATTTATTTTTTTCAAGTTGGTTTTTCTTTTCCGGGAACAGTTCCGCAAGGGAAATAGTTATTCATCGAATTTTTTCATGATCTGCCATTTTTAACACCTCCATCAATAACCAATAACAATATAATGCGCGATTAACAGGAGCGGAAACGAAGCAACCGCAAAGCCTAACAAGTAGTCTTTTACGGTATGAATAACTTCTTTTCGGTGGATTCGCTGCCACTGGGAATAGGTGTATTTTGTCATTACCTTTTACCTTGCGCCCTGTTACAATAAGAACGCCCTTTCTTTTTTTATTTTTTGGGTGCCGGTTGTTTGTCTTGGTAGGATTGCAACCGGCTTTTTGCTTTTATTTCTTGCTTTATTTTGCCTCTACAATATCTGTGATGATGTCGTCTGTATAGTCATAAGTTCCAACGCTGTCGAATGTGATGACTACGTCCGCACCGTCTGCGATTTCTTCGTTATCAAATCCCCATTCTTCACCGCGAATGTCGGTAACTGTTTCTGTATTTGCGTGGTACACACCCGGCATCACGTAGATGTTTGCGTCTGTTGCTGGTGCCTGTGAAAGCGCTGCGATCATTGATAAAATAATAATTGATTTCATTTTGATTTCCTCCTGTTTCTCCGGCTCCGTGTCCGGGTTGCTTGTTCTCTGTTGATGGTTATATATTATCACTAAAATTAGAGAATATCAATATATAAATCACAAAAAATAGAGAAAATATTTCTTGACAATCAGAAACGAAAAAGTTACATTATATATAGAAGAAATGAACAGGAGGGATACAAATGTTAGAATATAAAATCAATGTTATAGAAGAACTTGCAAAAATCGGTGTAAACACCACAAAAGCAAAGAATACAGGACTTTTCGGACAAGCAACAATGCAAAAATTTAAAAAAGGAGATACAACAATCTCTTTGGATAATCTTAATAGACTTTGTGCAGTTCTGGAAATGCAACCAAGAGACATTATAAAATATGTAGAAACTGATAGCGATAGAGAAAAAATAATCTCTAAAATAAGTGAAAAAAATATTGACATTCACTAAAATTAGAGATATAATTATAGTTGTAAGGAAGCAAAACCTTATAGACTATAGAAAGGGGCTAAAGATGTGGAAATAGAATACAAAAGAAATGCCGTGAAATACATTAACGTAGCAGACAAACCAACAAAGAAACGACTAAAAGAAGCCATTGAAAAAATACCACTTGGAGACATTAAAAAATTAACGGGTTTAGATAATGCATATCGTTTAAGGGTGGGGAATTTAAGAGTTTTATTTTCTTTGGAAGATGAAAAAATTATAATCAACGATATCTTACCAAGAGGACAAGCATATAAAAGATTATAGGGAGGTAAACAGATGAGCAGAGAAACAATAAAATATTTAGCGGATTTAATCCCTGAAAAAGATATTGAAACTATTTATAAAGTGATGATCCGATTTATTCCAGAAGAAACCCCGTTACAAGATGAAATTGAAGCAATGAAAGAAGCCGAAGAAGATAACACCGCAATAGCTCACAATGCTATTAAATGGGATTAATAAAAACAAGCCCCTTGGATAACTTCCAGGGGCTTTTATCATGCTTTTTGTGGCGGCTTTGGGGACAGGTATCAGAACTGCCGCCAAGTCCTGATACAATCATACATAACACAAGCCCCGGAAAAAGTCAACGACAAATTTTTGCTTGACTTTTTGGAACTGTTCTGTTATGTTCGATATAACGAAGCCGACGGAACTCAGGAAGGGGCAGGGCTGACAAAGCGGAGTCGTAACTGAATACAGAAAAAATTATAGCCAGATCACACCGAATAAAAATACCGGAAGGTCTGGCTTTTTGTGTGTTCAAAATGCCCTATTATAATATTATATATATTAATATTATGGGTTATGAATATCTATAATTATAGATATTCCCTGTCCCTTCCTAGATTCCAGAGGCTGAGTTGATTAATATAATATTGTATATAGTATATATAATATACATAGATATAGTATATGGTATTATATGAGATTAACTAAAAGTTTTAAATTAATGGTTGACAGAATAACAACTTGTATGTTAATACTGTTAATAGAGATACAGATACAGGCCGAAAGCGAGAACGAACCGCTGGAGGACTGAACCGGTTAGCTACTGGATAACGAACCAGAGCCGACCGGCTTTTTTTATTTATAATGATTTAATAGATTAACGTTATAAAGTGAGGTGATACAGTGCAGAATACAGACAACAGCGTGTTAGATACGTTTAAACATGATACAAAGAAATACTTAGATATATTTTGCGCTGAATATGGTATTGAAGACCTTATGAAAGCGCCTCAGAACACATTCGAATCAGCTCTTAGTTATGCAGGGGATCATGTATTCCTGAAGCCTGAAAACGTAACACTCAAGTACAACAGGCAGACTATATTAGATTGTGATAATGCAGAACTGATCAATTACATACTCGACTATTATATATTTATATGTGGCGTATATAACAAGGAGTCAAATATACAAGGGTTTGCTAAATATATTAAGATTAGTGAACAGACTATGTATAACTGGGTAAATGGAGAGTATAAGACAAAGATATATATAGATACAGACGGCAATGTTATTAAGGATATACAGGAGTGGAAGTTGAATAAAAGAGGGGAGTATAGGGAGATAGCAAGCACAGCACACCTTGACCTAATCAAAAAATTAAATGCGAATGACGAACACTCACTTGCGAACATCGGAATCAGCGACAAGAATAACACAGGCGTGGCAATGAAACTTAATTCTAAATTCGGATGGAACGCACCAAACGGACGGAGCGCAGAAGAGAACAACGGAAAGCCACAGCAGACAGCGCAGCAGATCGCAGACAAGTACAAGGATGTTCTGGAACTTCCAGAGATGGAAAAGCCTGAGTTATAACAATATGTTGTAGTCTCTGAGATTAACACACAATATATAGCAATGTTCAATGTTCTTTTAGGGTGTACTCATAATGCACACATACGGAAACGTGAAAAGTTGTGCAATATGACGAAGAAAAGCATAGAAATTCTCCTTGGCTACTGCCGAAGGCATCCGAAAAACAGCGTTAAGACCGGGACAACGGGAACTCATGGGGCAAAGGGTTGCCCGGTCAGCGTCACCAGAAGCATACCCGGGAGGGGGTGTATATGGATGCCCCGAACGGCCTAATGAGTGCCCCGACCACCCGAAATTTTAAAAAACGCCCTTTTAATAACAAACCCCCAACATGGCAGAGATAGTGGTTGCAACACGACAAGCCGTAAGCCTTAATGGTTTCTCTGCCAAAACAAAAGGCAATACCAGAAAAGGTAGGTATGAAGAATGAATGAAATGATAATTTTTAGCAATCCTGAATTTGGAAATGTAAGAACTGTAATAACAGACGGTAATCCGTAGTTTGCTGGTATAGATGTAGCGACAGGCCTCGGGTACCAAAATGGTAGTCAAGATATTCAATGACAAGGCCTGATTAGAGCATAAAAAAAGAGAACCATTACGGCTCCCTTTTCAAATCGTCACTATTAAATTTCACGATAACATCTGGGATTGCTTCAACGGCAATCTGACATCCAAGAAAATCCAGAATTGCAATAAGCTCATTTGCAGAAAGCGTTTCTCTGGAAAACTTGTTTGCAAGTGCTTGTGGCGAAGTACCTAGATGCTCAGCCACTTGAACATTTGTTATTTTCTTCAGCTTCATGATTTGCTTAACTTTTTGAGATACCATGACAACACCTCCTATCTACATAATAAACGCAAATGTTATAAAAATCAAACAAAATTCACTTAAACGTGTATTTTACTATTGATATAGCACACCCTATGGTGTATAATTAAACCATAAAGAAACGGGGGCGTGTATATATGAAGATAGGATATGCAAGAGTATCAACAGTAGATCAGAATGAAGCAAGACAGATGGAAGCACTGAGAGAAGATGGAGTTGATAGAATTTACATGGACAAGAAATCCGGCAAAGACTTTAACCGTCCTGAGTACCAGAAGATGATTTCAGAACTGCATAAAGGAGATGTGCTGGTAATTCATTCGATTGACCGACTTGGAAGAAACTATGAAGAGATTATTACTGAATGGAGAAAAATCACAAAAGAGATTGAAGCAGATATTATTGTACAAGATATGCCATTGCTCAATACTTCACAGAACAAGGATTTGACGGGAACCCTGATCGCAGATATTGTTTTGCAGCTTCTTTCATATGTAGCACAAAGAGAAAGGGAAAATATCCGTCAGCGTCAGAAAGAAGGTATTGCAATTGCAAAAGCTCGGGGCAAGTATAAAGGACGTGCAAAGAAAGAGATTGACAAAAAACTCTTTGAAGATACTAAAGCCAGATGGCAGAATGGTGAGATTACAAAAATTCAATTCGCTGAGATCATTGGAGTTTCCAGAGGAACATTATACAAAATCTTAGGGGAGGAAAAGGATGATTGATTTTACAAACAAGGCTATTACTACAAAAAGTGATTTAGAATCAGAACAGTTACTTAAAAAAGCTGTGGCACAAGGGTTTGGATTACCAAAAGGCGAAAAAGCTTTAATTACTAACAGATTCTTTAGATTTATCGGAAGTCCATATAAGCAGATTTTAATTCCAGCAACGATAAGCCATGCAGAATTTGACCAGGCTATTTCTTACACGGATTTGTTTGGTGATCCTGAAACGGAATTAAGAAAAATTGTTGATTCAGCTACAAGATGGTGCAGAGCTTATGGATATGAGCATTTAAGCATATTTGCAAATGAGGGAATAGATAAATTTTCTGGCAAAGGACTTGCGAAAGCTCCAGAAGGCATTATTCAGCGTGTTGATGTTGATGTAATGAAACCAAGAAAGATTACTATTGCCGAGTTGGAAAAACAACTTGGATGCCCGATTGAGATTGTTAGTTAAGGACACTGCTTATGAGAAATAATAAACCCGAAGGCGAATCAATCAGAATCCGGTTGCCGTACCAGCTAGAACGAAAACTCATAGCTGAGAAGAACCGAACTGGTAAAAGTATATCACAGATCACAAGGGAAGCCCTGGCAGAATATTTTCGGAGAAGGTAGGCAAATGTCGATACTTGAAAAAATTTTAAAAAATAAAAAAGGCGGTTTGACCGTACAGGATGAAAGCCAGAATCTTTCAGATAAGATTATCTTAAATAACGAGATTGAGATAACAAACCATAAGAAATCCGTTCTGGAAGACGGTAGGTTATACGACACATCAAAAGCAGAAAAGGTTTTTAGTGATCCAACAAGCGTAAATTGTATTTGTTTTAGTATATCAAGATGCAGAACTTATTTTTTGACAAAAAACGGAAGATGGTTTTCTGCTGATGAAGATACGGAACGTGTTAGTGGTAAAATTTCTGAGGGCGAGCGAATCTGCATTCGGGATATAAAAGTATTTACTACATATAGCAGTCTTCGTATAGAGAAAAAATCTACAGTCAAAGACTTACTCGGAAAAAACGATTATGAATTGTACAAGAAATATTTTGGGGAGGTAGAGGAAGCATGAACTGTAATGAAAAAATTTATTACGTATATGTCGAAAACGGAAAAGCAGTTATCACAGAAGAAAAACCGGATTTTGACAAGGTTCACGATTACATGATTATGAAAGCAGATGGAATCGAACTCTTTATGGGCGTGCATAAAAATCAGGAGGACGTATTACTTCCCGACGAACCAGTTGACGTGGCATCCATGCTGATTAATGCAACAATAACCGTTGAACCTGGCAAATTCGGTGCATTGTCACCATTGCATGATAAAGAACCACAGACCTTTGCAAAATACGACACAAATCATCTTCAGGAGATTGCAGAACATCTTCTGGTGTACTGCGAAGCACAGGAAAGGGGATGCGTAGATGCCTGTTGTAAGGATTGTGAACCCTGAACCGTATAATTGGGCTGGAACCAAATGCCTTATTGATGGTAAAACGATTCCAAGAGTAAAATCTGTTGATTTTCATGTTGCAGTTGATGAAGTTCCAACATTTAGTCTTGAATTGATGGCAGAACCAGATATTCAAATGGAAGCCCTGGCACAAATCAGTTTCACTTCTCAATCAATTACTGATGCAATTTCAGTTTTAAGGCACGAACTGTTACAACACGGGGAAATTTACTACGGCTTCAAAGCAAGCCTAAAATCGGCTTTAATTGCTTATAATTCATGTGGTTTGCCATTTGAGCCGGAAGAAGAAATCGCAGAGAAGATACTTAATTTCATGATTGGAGAGGAACAATGAGATTACCATTAACCATTATCGCAGTGGCAATTAATATTCTGATATTTACTACATTAGCTGCATTTTTGATGAGCCGGAATTACAAAGGCAATCAATTTTCCACAGCATTCTTCTTAATGATGGAAGCAGGAATGATACTTAATACAGTTTTGATTTGCACTGCGAGGTAAATACATGCTGATTGCAATTCCTATGAGGATTATTCCGTTTTTTATCATAGAACGGGTTAAACCTATAATTAAACCGAAAGGATACGCTTGTCCGGTAGTGGAGCGGTACGCAAGCAAACGATCGAGACATCCGATTTAGCAAATATGACTCTACAAAAAAAGAGAACAACTTAGTCATTTAAACGCTGAATTCTCCACATAAGTTGTGTTGCAATTGTAGAGCATATAATAAAAATATTATCACACATTCAATTCTTTCTCCTGCTTTTGTAATGGTGCGGAGTGGGAGAAAGATTCTAGGGCTATCGCCAAGTGGTAAGGCACAGCACTTTGACTGCTGTATTCGCGGGTTCGAATCCCACTAGCCCAGCTTGCTAGGTTGCGCATGTACCTGGCAATGGTTTATTTTACATAGACCCTCCGACGAAAACCCATCTAGCTCAACGGAGCTGATTAAAGGGGCTTCAAATGTCCCGGATGGGAATCCTCGTAAAAACGAGGTACTCTATTTAGCCATGACCTTTGTTGCGGCTGGTGGCAAAGAACCGCAACAGTAGAAGTAAATCGACTCAAAATCTGCAATCCGGGAGACTGCTTCTACTCAGGAAATTTAGTTCAGCGGTTAGAACGCCCGGCTCATAACCGGGAAGCCCTGAGTTCGAATCTCAGAATTTCCATTTCTTCCGTATGCTACCCATCCGTTTTATGGGCAGAAAAAACTTTCGGATGAGCGTGTGTGAATCAGAATGAGCAAAGGTATGTAACGGCATAGGCTTGTGCTTGATCTGATTTCCCGTCCGATAAATGTTTCTTAGTTTCAATAAGTCATCATAAGTGCACGTTGATGGCAGGGAGTTTTCAAGAAGCATAAAGTCAAAAGGCATAATAATATCCGAAACAACTCCGTGGGGCTGGCACGGCATAAAACAGCCTAGTGGAACGCATAACACGATAAATTACTTTGCTAACCCGGGAATCCGGGTTATGGGAAAGCGGCAACGATTGGCGGTGTTGCGGCGGGCTGTAAATCCGTTCCCTTGCGGTAAACATTATAGGTTCAATTCCTATCTTTCCCATTATTCGGTTAGAATTATGCTGTTTGCTTGCAGACGGTCTATGATTCAGCTGAATTTGCATAGAAGCAGTTGTGCAGAAACCAATGATATCAATGGAAGAACAGAAACTACTTGCGACTATGCTCAAACAACCCATGGGAAAAGGTTATTGCTTATCCTGTTGACTGGAGGCCGGTCCGAAAAGCATAATGGAATGTATCTCAGTTGGGAGAGCGGAGGACGCATAGTCCTTGACGCCGGTGGTTCGAGTCCACCCTTTCCGATTTCAAACATGATTAACTCAGTGCAGATAGATTTTCAGTCTAGCTGAGATACAGGGTTATGTAAGATAGAGTAGTTCGGGATACTGGACTATCAACCATCTTTTTAGCAGAAGTGATTCTGTTAGAGGAGGAAGAAACTTCCAACACACCTTGTAGTGTATCATCATAAAGAGACCAAAAGCAGAATCCTTGTGGTCAGTGTATAATAGACGTTTGCGGTGCAAGAATAATCCGTTGATGTGAGGGGCGTGAGAGACCACGGACTAGGCGGAAATCTCATTAAGCTGATTTGCCTTGAACCTGAGAAATCAGGGTATAACACAAGAGATTCGTTAGAGTAGCGGTATGGCATTTATTAAAATCTTTCGAATGATTATCGAAAAACTTCTGAAAGAACCGTGAAATTTGTGGGTGACATTCCCGTTTGTGCTTGACCGCGGTAAGAAGCTCAGGGTCGCTCCCGAAGGCTCAGACTTATCGTCACAGTGGCTGAATATGGTTGCAAGTATGATGGATAAGGGGAAACCCTAATCATGTTTGAATAGTTGAGCTGACGTACCGAAATGGTTATAACGGCGTAGTCTTGAAAACTAATGTGGTGAAAGCCCTGTAGGTTCGAATCCTACCGTCAGCGTTATGGTGCATTGCTGTAATGGTAACAGAGAGACTTGCTAAGTCTTCCAACAGAAATGTTGTCCGTGTTCGAATCACGGATGCACCGTTCCAATGAACTGCAATCATTGGAAGGATTTCATTTTATCTTACCTTTCTATGAATGGTTTCCAGTACTCCACGTTGGGTGGCTAGTTACGGTTCAAGTCCGTGTACTGGAATTTTTGTTTAGAGAGGTGGCTTATGGAAGAAAAAGATTATTGTTGCACATGTAAATGGTACGCAACATACGAAGGTGTCTGCTGTAATGGCGACAGTGAACATTGTGCAGATTTTAGATGTCTTGATGATAGTTGCGAATGCTGGGAGGGTGTAAAGAATGAAAATTCATGAAGTGATACGTCTAAGAAATACATACGGTGGAGAAACGACTCTTGATGACCTCGTGAAACGAATGCAAGGAAATAAAATTCACAGATGTCCGAAGTGCGGTGGAAGTGGAACTACTATCAAAAGAGTAAATCGTGCACAATACTGGGAGTGTTGCGATGATTACAAAGAAATAGAAGTTACTTGCGACTTATGTAACGGTGAGGGATACACCGAGAAAATATACAAGCCTAGAATGGTACAGGATGGATGGAAATGCGAATAGCAGGTAAAGAAATCAACGATGAATGTTCCAAGTGCGGAAATATCCTTGAGTGTGAATTGTTTCGACAGGGACATGGAATAAAACAGGAACGTGAGAATGTAGCAAAGATGATCGAGTGTCAAATAAAGCACAGGGAGGGCAAGAAAAAATAAAATTATGGAAAATAATTTATCGTTACGAGACAAACGTAAATGTCCATTTTGCGGAGGAGTAGTAATCAATACAGGAATGGATATCTTTGGCAGCGACGTAGATGCTGCAGGTTTGAGAACTGATGCAGAATGGATTTGTACAAATTGCAAAACTGAATTTGACGCTGAATTTGATCTTTCAATTGATGGAATTAAAGAAATTCATAACTTAAAAGCGACATTCTTTGATAGACGTAACAATGGTGTTAATGTGCTTGGAGAGACAAGCAATAGAATAAAAAGGTGATATAAAATGATTAAAAGACTTTATAATATCTGGTTTAAACGAAAAACAAAGAATTTTACTCGCATTCCGGTGTTTGTAATGACGTTTGATTGGAATAAATTTCAAAAGGGTGGGAAAGAAAATAGCTGTATGTTATATACATTGCATCCAGATATTGCAAAAGATGAATTTTTAAAAGAAAAACTCAGTGAATGCGTGGACTATATCCGTGATAACTACGATATGGAAATGTTTACCAAAATCTAAGGGAGGTAGTTATGAGAATTGAAGACATGGCAACATGGACTGTAGATCAGTTGAAAGAAGAACTTGTTCGGTTGGCTGATGAGAGAGAAGCAAAGCAACATGAAATTCTGGACAAAAATGAGAAAATCAATGAGCTTCAGGCTGAACTGGATAATATGTGCAATTATAACGCCGCGTTAAAGAAACAGGTGGATGATTTGAACTCCATTCCTAAATTTATGACTCCGGATATTGATGCACCTTTCGAAGAGATAAAAAGCCTGAAACGTACTCATCAGTCCGATTGCATCACAATTAATCAGCTTCAGACTGCATTGGATGTAATTATTGACCGATATGCAAACCTTAGAAAGATTCATGGGGTGAGTTGATATGGAAGAGTTTAAGACAAAAGATGGAGTGATAAAAATCAAAGAATCGGTTTCACTTAATAAATGGGAGTTTCCGATTCACACAAAAGGAAGAATTGAAACAATTAAAAGACTGTCGAAAAGAGGACTATCTTTTTCTGGTACTGCACATATTATATGCAAACAGAGAGCTTTTTTTAATAATGAATTTACGCAACAATCGAACGAACAGATGCTTGTTGATGCTTTACGATATAAAAATGGTTGCGTGAAAGTAACAACCAAAAAACTAATATTGGAAGAACCGTTCTATGATGTGGAACAAAACAAGACATTGATTTACGGGATTGAAGCCAATGGAGAATATGACGTATCAAATAATTATCTGAGAATGCATGGAATACCTGTAGCACGCAGAGTTGCAGGACGCAAAGGAGTAAGAAAATATAGATGAGCATCAAATCAGCATTTGAATCTGAGGGGATAGATTTCTCTCAGGTAATGAACCCACCGGAGCCGTGGGATGGACGGGCATTAATAAAAAATATCAATGGCAAACTGTGGTATTGCTGTCCTTTTTGCGAGAAGAAAGCACTTCTGATTAACCCAGAGACAAAAATTCGGCATCTTAAATTGAAATGCAAGGGTAGCAACTGTAAGAAAGAGTTCGAGGTGAATGTATGAAAGAATATGGTGTAGTGAATTATCCCATTAAGATTATTGATGAAGAAATCATTAATGTACTAGCTGACATTGAAATACATCATGAAGAAGATAGGCGAATTATTCTTGTAGAATGCGTTGTGAATTACGTTAAACTTCCAGAAGAATGCATTCTTGAAATTGGATGTCTTAAAAGAAAATTCAAACTCATGCATATCGACTCAGCTACAACAGAATCTGGAATCTATAAACTTAAATTTATGTTTGAGCGAGTAGAAGATGTAAAAGAAAAAGACGAGTGGTGGGATTCGCTTAGAAGTATTGTGAGGTGAACACATGAAAAAGGAGGGTATCAGATGCCAATAATCAAGTTAATAGACAGGACTACAGATATTTCGAGACTAAAAATGCGCCAAATGAATTGGGATACTGTAATTAACGAAAAATCGTATTTTGTTGTTTCAATAGAAGATTATATACATACGATCGGTGGGAAATACGGAAATAACAATTTATGGGCTTATCCAAGAAGCGAAAAACCGAGTTGTGAGAATCTGGTTCAATTCGATGGAGAGCCTGTATGTTGGGGTATAAATTATGCACCTTATAATCATGCAAGATACAGACACGGTGAATTTGAAACAAGAACAATTGGAAACGTGTTTATAACCAGAAACGGTGAAAAATTCTGCGATGTAAGAGGCGGTATTGAACGTGCGAGGTGCATGATTAATGATTTTTTAGAACACCCAATGAATTTGAATGAAATTGATTTTGATAAAAATGTTATCGGAAGAAAAGTTTGGTGGCGTAGCGAACCAGCCGTTGTAACAAGTTATATTTCTGGACAGGCGTGTGTCATATTGGAACCAGATGGAATACCACAATTTACAACACCGGCAGAATTTGCAGGTGAGGAGTGTGAATGTTATGTTGATGGTGATGTAAAAGCAAATATTCTTGATAAACATATTTGGTGGTTTAGAAAATAATGTAAATTTATTCGAGGTGGATGTATGAACGCAAAACGGATTAAATGCTTTTTGACAGGTGGATGCAAGTTCAAAAGTTCGGATACAGAATCGAAATGCAATGACAAAGAAAAGACTTGCACTATTACGGAAACTTGCTACAAATACGGAAAGAAGTACACTGCCGTATTCACTTACAAACAGTTAGGTATTCCGGATGGGGGGGGTGACTAAATGAAGATTCCAGAATGTGATCATGATTTTGAAGAATGTGAGATATCCAATCCTTATAATTATGATTTTGATGAATTTAAGCCATGTGACTCTAATCAACGCTTTCATCCGTATTATTGTAAAAAGTGCGGAATACTTATTTTGAAAAAAGTAGTTGATAATGGACGAGGAACAGACAAATTTTTGTGGGAGGATAAATAAATCATGAAAAATGCATGGAAAGTATTATTAATTTCACTTGTAGGAGTTATAGCAATTGTAATATTCGGAATCTTTGGAGTACAAAGTTTCCAGAATCATGCAATATCATTGGAAGAACAGGTAGAATCAGCATCATCAGACATTAAGATACAGGAGAAACGTAGAGTTGATCTGGTATACAATCTTGCGGATTGTGTGAAACAATATGATAAGCATGAGAGTGAAACATTAAAAGCTATTGTTTCTGGAAGAACTTCTGGTTCAAACGATATTAAGAATGTTACTACTGCAATTTCAGCTGTGAGTGAAGCATACCCGGAATTAAAATCTTCTGAGAACTACAAGCAGCTCATGACAGAACTTTCTATGACAGAGAATCTTATTGCAGAATACAGAGAGAACTACAACAAGTCAGTCAAATCATATCGCAAATATGTAAAAGCATTTCCTCAGAGATCATTCTTGAATATGCTTGGATATGACAAAAAAGAATTTGAATTACTCGATTTTGATGCACCAGAATCAGCACCACAGAATTTATGTGAGGAATAGCTATGAAGACGAAAAGAGGTTGGAATTTTGGAGAATTTGAGATAACAAGAAGAGAGATTATCGCTAGTATTTCAATTATTGCAATAATGCTTCTTATTGGAGTATTAATTTCTTCCAAAATATCCGACTGGCAGATAAACCAAAATGATAAATACAATAAAGCAGTAAAGATTGAGTCCACGGATTTATTTCAGTATGGAATGGAAACCAATATTGGAAATGCTTTTGTGTATGGCAAATTAAAGGCTGTAGATACAGTTACTTACCCAGAAATCGGTGGTAAATACATGTATGTTAAGAAGGTTAAAGAAAAATACACAATGCATACCAGAAGAGTTTCGCATGGTTCTGGAAAGCATAAATATTACACCACAGAAACGTATTGGACATGGGATTATGTAGGAAAAGAAAGCAAGAAAGCTAAAAAGATAAATTTCTGCGGAATTGATTTTAAAAGCAACAAGATTGTTTTTCCAGATGATGAGTACATTGATACGATAAAAGAGTCAAGCCGTATCAGGTATAAGTACTATGGAGTTGGAACAAAGTACAAGGGAACAATCTTTACGTTGTTAAAAGACAAAACAATCAGCGATAAATCAGTGTTTTACAATAATAGAAATATCAATGAAACAGTTGAACATTTAGAATCCGATATGCCGTTAATATTGTTTAGAATCGGTTGGATTTTACTAACTGGATTAGTAGTATTTGGATTTTATTGCTTAGACAATAATTGGCTTGAATAACAAAGGTGATTGAATGAACAAAATCATAAGCATATGTTGGATAATTATAAACACATTCGTATTTGTGTTAGCAATTGATTATTTGATACTTACAATATCATTGATGATTGAAGGTAATTATGGATTGTTCTCCACAGTATCAATGGTTGTAATAATAATATTTGCAGGAATAAAAGCAATTGAGAATATCATCAACGAAATATAATAATAAATCAGTCAGAGAGCCACATGAGAGCCAGACTAAATCCTAAGAAGAAAGGAGGTCTGGCTCTATTTTTATGCAAAAATTCACAGAAGGCTCATTTGAATGGTATCGGGCAATTCTAAATCAAATAATTAATGGTGATATGACAGTCTATCAAAATCAGAAGGACTGCCTTGATTTACTTTTGAATATGAATATTGACCTTCCTTTCAAGGATAATCCAGATGCACGGAATATGGCAATGAAAGTCAGTCGGTACGCTCACAATGAAGTTGCGAAACAGGCAGCGGTTACAGGAAACGGTTCATTTGACGATTTGTACTGGCAGTATTTGCTGTTGGAAGCACAGAACTATCAGGTTGACAGCGGGCTCCTTTACCTTGAAAAGAACCGAATCCCGAAAGAACGATTCTACGAACCACGAAGAAATGTGTTCTTACAGCATAACATCATAGGTTCACTGCAAGACCTGATGGATGACAAACTAGATATATTTGCATTAAGCGTACCTCCGGGCTGTGGCAAGAGTACTCTGGAAGATTTCTTTTTATCATTGGTAGGCGGATGGTTCCCGAATGACTTTAACCTGTCTTCGGCACACAGTAGCATTCTGACACGTTCCCTTTATGATGGTGTTCTGGAAATTATCAATGATCCCGTGGAATACACGTGGCATGAGGTATTTCCGAACGTAGAAATTCAAGGAACAAATGCAAAGGAAACTACAGTCAATCTCGAAAGAAACGGACGATTTAAGACATGGACATTTCGTTCTATTGATGGCTCTTTGACTGGTGCCACTAGATGCAATAGATTTCTTACTGCCGATGACCTTGTGTCTGGTATTGAGGAAGCATTGAACAAAAATAGACTTGATACTCTCTGGACAAAAGTGGTAAATGACTTGCGTTCCCGTAGACTTGAGGGATGCAAAGAGTTTTATATTGCCACCAGATGGTCAGTACATGACCCTATCGGAAAACTGCAACAACTATATGCCGGAAACCCACGGGCAAGGTTCATTGCAGTGCCGGCTCTTGATGAGAACGGCAAAAGTAATTTTCTATTTACGGTAAATGGATTCTCAGAGAAATATTTCAATGATGCTAAAGAATCCATGGATGAAATTTCTTACAACTGTCTTTACCAGCAGCAACCGGTAGAACGTGAGGGATTATTGTTACCACCGGACAAATTAAAACGATTCTTTTTCAGTAAAGAAGACGTGCCGGATGGATGCGCGGATGAATACATCATCATTCCAGATAAAGATGCAGATGCAATATGGGCGGTATGCGATACAAAAGATAAAGGAACCGACTTCGAATCATTACCGATTGCATACCAATACGGAGATAAATTCTTCTTTCCCGATGTGGTGTTTGATGATACTACAGACTATGACATTTTGGATAGAAAGACAGCAGATATTTTGGTAAGACATAATCCACATAAGATTTGTTTCGAATCAAATAATGTCGGAAACCGTGTAGCACACAATATCCAGAAAATGATTACTGGAAAGTGCCGAGCTGAAATTGAGACAAAACCAACGTCAGCAAATAAAGAAACAAAGATTCTTGTAAATTCGGACTATATAGCAAAACATTTTTATTTTCTGCATCCAAGTCAGTACAAAGCAAAGTCTGATTACGGGTTATTTATGGCTAATGTAACTACGTACACCACTAGGGCAAAAGTACCACATGATGACGGAATTGATTCTTTGGCAATGATGGCTGAGTACGTACAAAATCCATTAGGCGGTAAAGCGACAGCAATGCAGAATCCATTCTGGGGAAGGAGATAGCATGGATATAAAGGAATATCTGAATCAAATTCAACGATACGAAAAAATTATAAATAACAAACTGGAAGAAATCGAACACTTAAAATTGCTTGCTACTAGCATTAGTGCTTCGACGTATGGTATTGAACGCGTTCAGACTTCTGGAAGCCAAGATAAAATAGGCGATACAATTGCAAAATTGGTGGATGCGCAACGTGAATTGGCTGATAATGTGGTAGAGCTTATGGAGAAAAAACAGAAACTTATAGATGTTATAGAGTCTGTGGAAAATCCCCAGTATTATGATTTTTTGTATAAACGATACGTAGAGGGAAAAAAGCTAACTGTCATTGCAGATGAAATGGAATACAATGAAGAATATATTAAACAATTCCACGGGAAAGCAGTAAATTACGTAAAAGAAATGCTTAATTTCAAAAGTTAACACCTTTTCTTACTGAATATAACTTTCCGATTATGTATAATATATGATGAAAATGTATGAAGCATCGGGTGAAAACTCGGTGCTTTTTTCATGCTCAAAAACAGGAGGTATAGGCAGTGGGAAGAAACAAAAGCAATTTTGTTGACCTATGCCAAGGCGATTTTGGCAGAAAAACTGCCTACACTGGCGTAGCTCAAATTACTACCGAAAATGTTATTCAAGTTCTATCTGATACGATTGGTACACATAATCGAAACAGAATGATGATTAATTATCTTTATCGGTACTACAAAGGCGACCAACCAATCTTATATCGGGAAAAGCTTGTGAGACCGGAAGTAAATAACAGAGTTGTCGAAAATCACGCTCTGGAAGTTGTCAAGTTTAAGGCAGGACAAATATATGGAGAACCTATTCAATATGTCTGCAAAAAGAAAAAAGCAGATAAAAAGATAAATGAGCAGGTCGACCTGCTGAATGATTATCTGGACGAAGCAAATGCGGATGCCCGAAATATTCAGCTTGGAATATACCAGAGTGCCGTAGGAACTGCATACAAGGCAATTCTACGAGAAGACGATTGGACAAAAGACAGTGATTTACCACCATTCAGAATTTTCATTCCGTATCCGGGAGATGTTTATATTGTTTATTCCAAAAACACAGGAAAAGCAATGCTATCTGTTCAAATATTGAAAGATGAAGAAAATCAGCAATATTACCTTTGCTATTCTTCAAATCAATATTTCAAGGTAAAGAACGGACAAGTAACCGTCAGCGGTATCAATGGTTTTGACGGTATTCCGATTATCGAGTACCCAAACAACCACGACCGCTTATCTGATGTCGAAATTGCAATTACAGCATTTGATGCGATCAACAAGTATCAGTCAGATAGATTAAATGGTGTTGAGCAGTTTGTTCAGGCATTCATGAAATTCAAAAACTGTGAAATTGACGAGAATGAATTTTTGAAAATGGTCAAGCTTGGAGCGATATCTGTAAAAGATGCTGGAAACGGTGTTCAGTCAGATGTTGACTTAATGACTGCGGAATTAAATCAGTCAGAAAGTCAAGTTGCTAAAGATGATATTTACAACAATATGCTGATCGTGGAAGCAATGCCAAACCGCCAAAGCAACACCGGCGGTGATACTGGTAATGCTGTATATCTACGTAATGGATGGGATTTCGCAGAACGAGATGCAAAACTTGTGGAAGCATTCACAAAAGAAG